ACCACAGAAGCCACACCAATCGAAGCCGAGACAGACGAGGATGCGATGTTTTCGGCTGTCGCCAAGATACTGAACCGTGCTCACGAGAACCCAGAGGGCGTTTGGGGCAAGGGTGAAATCACCCTAAAGGATGAAGCAGGCGACACCGTAGCAGAAATGGCAGGTAAATAAGATGATTAGAACCTATGACGACATATCAAACGCCGTAGACCACTGGGCGCTAGAAATCTTCAGGTCATACCCACTTGATAGGCTTGTGAACCTCAAGGCCGTATTCAACAAGCAAAAGCACGAGGCCGAGCGTAATGGGGATGAGAAGGGCGCATTTGGCTCTCTAATCCTCGAACGCCTAGTTATCAGGGTTATTAGCGAACGATAACTAAAAACCCGCCAGAGCGCCTCACAGGGCTTCCTGTGGGGTGTTCTGCTTTCTCAGGGAACTGGCAGAAAACTCACAGCAAACTCACAGAGTTGTTGGGTTGGGCTGTTTATAAGTGCTGTTGTGTGCCTACGCAAAAGCAGCTACGGCTACAGCTTTAAACAGCCCAACCCAACAAACCTGGGAACTGGCTGGGAACCTGTGAGTATCCTGTGAGTTATCGAAAATAGGCTTGCCAGACTTGCGAGAGAGAGGGCGGTTTAGTAAGTTTGTCTTATCGGCACAGATGTTGCCGTGTAAGAGATAGGAAAAAACAAGATGGCCCACGCCCTCGAAATCAACGAAGCAACAGGCGAAACCGCATTTGCGCTACGCGGTGAGCCTGCATGGCACAAACTAGGCACCGTATTCGATGCCAACGCCCACATCACCACCACCGAGATGCTAGAGATGGCACACCTCAATGACTGGGATGTTCGCCTAGAGGAACTGACCGTTCCCGAGGGCTACCGCTCAACAACCAAGCAACAGATGGTTTTGCGCACAAACCCGTTTGACCAAGGAACCGATGTTCTGGCAATTGTAGGCAACCGCTACAATGTCGTGCAGAACGAACACCTGTTTGCATTCGCCGACAACATCCTAGACGGTGGCGCAGACTGGGAATCGGCAGGCTCAATCAAGAATGGCAAGGTTGTTTTCGGTAGCCTTGTAGTTCCGCGAGAGTTCACCCTTGACCCAGAGGGCGCGAACGACAAGACCAAGACTTATCTGGTTGTTCACACCTCTCACGATGGCTCAACCGCGGTGCAGGCCAACATCACGCCTGTGCGTGTTGTCTGCCAGAACACCCTGAACATGGCAATTCATGGCTCCAAGCAGTCTTTTAAGATTCGCCACACTGCAACCGTAGACGGCCGAATCGATGAAGCGCGCCGAGTCTTGGGCTTGACTTTCGGCCACATGGATAAGTTCGAGGAGATGGCGCGCCAGATGTTCGAGACCGCAATCACCGATGCCCAGTTTGATAACCTTGTAAAGTCAATTTACGAGGAGCCAGAGCAGGGTTCGGCTAAGAGCGCGTTCACCGTTTGGAACGACAAGGTAGACCTGATTCACGAACTCTACTCGAACGGAATCACCAACCAGAACATCACTGGAACCGCGTGGGGCGCGCTCAACGCCCTGACCGAGCGCATCGATTACTACCGAATCGGGCGCAAGGGTGGGGAAGCCATCGTTGCCGCGGCCTCGGGCTTTGACCCAGTGGTAAACGCCGAAAAGAACCGCATCCTCAACGCGGTTATGGCGATGGTCTAAACAACCGCCAGAACCCCTCCTAGCCTCGCTAGGGGGGTTTCTGCGTTCCCAGGGAACTCACAGATTTGCTGGGTTGGATGCCTATTAGCCTAGCGATGCGAAGCGCGCAAAAAAGGCCCTTAGGCTAATAGGCATCCAACCCAACAAGCCTATTATCAGCAAACTCCCAGTTTCTGTGAGGTTCCTGTGAATAGGGCAGAAATGCTTGGTAGGCGTGTCTAACTGCCCTACTATGGAGATACATAGGAAACGCAAACAGAAAGGCAAGACTATGTGGGAGAACCAAGAGAACAACGAGAACCAGACCGAGGCCGAGGCCGAGGTTATCAAGCCAACTTACGAGCAGTTGGAGGAGGGCTACAAGACCCTCGAACTACAAATCAAGATGTTGACCGAGGGCCGAGATGGGTGGCGCAACCGCTACACCGAGGCATCGGGCAGGGTTGAGGAACTCAACACCTACCTGACCGACAACTGGGAGGAACTGGGCGACCACGCCGAGACCATCGCAGACATCTTCGGTCTGGAAACCACGATTACCAAGACCGTTCGCTGGTCTGTGGAAATCGAGATGAACATCTCGGCCAGCCGCAACTTCGACTTCGACAGCCTTGACGAGGGCGACTTCTACATCGATGTAAGCAACCGAGGCGGAAACGACATCGAAATCGAAGATGTCGACTGGTCAGGCACGGACATCTCGGTAGATTAGCAAGATTGGTAAGGGGCGGGCCTAGGTCTGTGAGCCTAGCGCCCCTTATCTCCCTTTCCCCCGTAGGAGCACCCCCTCGCTCCTACGGGGGATTTCTTTTGCTGGGTTGGCTGTCTATTGCTGTAGCGGGCCGTTTTCCGCTCGCATAGCTCTTTACAGCAATAGACAGCCAACCTAACAAGTCTGTTATCCCCAATCCTTAGAGTTTCCTGTGAATTGGTCTGCGCAGGTGGCTTTTAGAGAGAGGCCGTGTAATGTAGTAATACCACCCACGAGAGAGGAAACCAAATGGGATTGGACATGTATCTATCGGCACGAAAGTATGTTGCCAAGGTTGATTGGGAACAGACACGCAAAGACCCTGATAGCCCTTATGTAATCACCGAGGATTACAAGGCTGTTATGGCACTAGCACCAGAGGGAATTGACGAACTCGCCGATGTATCTGGCGCAAACATAGAGTTCCCTATCGGGTATTGGCGCAAAGCCAATGCTATCCACGGCTGGATTGTTGAGAACTGCGCTGGTGGCGAGGACAACTGCCAACCAGTTCGCCTGCCTCTTGGCAAGTTGATGGAACTATCTGCCCTTGTTGATGAGGTCTTGGAGTCAAAGAACGCAGGCCTATTACCTCCTGCCGAGGGCTTTTTCTTCGGCACTTACGAGATTGACGAGTGGTATTTCTCTTACTTAGAGAAAACCAAGGCTATTATGGACAAGGCCAAGGTTCTTGCCGACAGCGCACAATACGACATCTACTATCAGGCAAGTTGGTAATCCTGTGAGTTCCCTGAGAATTGACCTCGACACGCTCAAAATGTCGCACCCCACTAATAAGGTAGGAAGTATGAAAACACTAAACAGAAACGGTATCGCCAAGCGATACGGGGTAGATTACTCAACTGTGTTCGGCTGGACTAAGGACACCTCGTTCCCAGCCTCTATTGGTAAGCGCAAGCACGGGGCGTTGTTTTGGAACGCCAATGAAGTCTATGCTTGGGTATCAACCAACCGCCCTCATAACAAAATGGTTAAGGTAATCAAGGTGGCAACACCAGTAGAACCTATCCAGCCTGTTATCCAGCCAAGCACCACCACCTTGGAGGTAATCAACCTCCTGCTCAAAGACGACAAGGCCAAGCAGCGTCTGGTCTTGGACTTGCTACTAGACTAGGGGGTGAGTATGGCAACTCCAAAGACCCCAAAGCCTAAGCAAGGCAACGGCGCAACAATTAGGATTACTGACGGCAGACGAAAGTAATCTGGCTAAACTCCCCGCCCGCCCACTCGCGAACACGAAAGCGGGCGGGGGTTTCCAGCCCCCACAGGCTCACAGCGTTGGAGACGCCTCACTTATTGAGGCTTCGATGCGTGAGACCTGTGGGGGTTCTCCTTATCAGGCTTGTTGGGTTGGCTTCTATTCGGCTATAAAGCTGTTTTTGTGGGCATGGCCCTCATAGCCGAATAGAAGCCAACCCAGCAAGTTTATTATCATGCTTACCTGGGAGTTCCCTGAGAACCTGGCAGTTTCCTGTGAATGTGTCGCAAGAGGTGTCGGGAACTGGCATTTGCCTATCTAAGAGAGTAATGTCGTATTTGTAATCCCAACAGAGAGGAAACCTAAATGGGAAAGCGGTATGTAATCACCAGCACTATCGAGTTCGGCTACGAAAGCGACCACGGCGAGTTCGCCAGTATGGAGGAGGCAGAGGCGTTCGCAGGCAACTACGACAACCTTATGTATTACGCCGTAGACAGCCAAGACATTGAGGAAATCGAAACTTGCGACGACTGCGAGCAGGACTTGGATGCCTGCGACTGCGAGGAGGAGGAGTAATGGCTACCTTTGTAGTTCAGGTAAACGAACTTATTATCCACACAACAGAGGTGGAGGCCAGCACCGAGGAGGAGGCTCGCCAACTGGGTATCGGCATTATCCTTGACGGGCCAGACACCCTTTACAACACCGACAGCGATGGTATCCAGGCTATTTATGTATACGGGGAGAACGACTAATGCGCGATTACTACCCATACTGCGAGAGGTGCTTGGAGAAACCAGCACCAGACGCCAAAGAGTTCTACGACTACCGCTTTGATAAGCCTATTTGTCTATCCTGCGTTGAGGAGTATGGCTTAGAGCCAACTTCTTGTGGACACTCTAAGTTGGAATGCCCTAAGCACGGAGGCGCATTTGATTGTACGCCGTTCTGCCAAGTATGCGAGGGCAATCAGGAATACTGCCCGTTCTGCGATTACAAGGCGGAATAATGAATATCAAGCCTAATAAAGTCAATGTAATCGTCTGCCCAGCCTGTAAGGACACGGCAGAGATAGATACCCGAAACGGCGGTATCAAGATAACGCCCTGTTCCTGTGTAATTGCTGAGGAACTAGACAACTACACCACCAAGCAGTAAAGTAATCACAGAGAGGAAACACGAAATGGAATACGAAGTACAGCAAAAGGCCACCGTTTGGTACAAGATTACGGTGGAGGCTAATAGCCCTATTGAGGCTATCGAGAAAGTACAAGAAAGCATCCACCTTACTGATGCGGAGAACGCCTCTTGGTGGCTTATCCAAGACAGCGAGGAGTTCCAAGACGAGTACTGGACAGAGGAAACTGGCCTCTACGATGGCAAGACTGGTACATACGAAAATCAGGCGGATAACTAAATGGGTAAGTTCTTGATACAAAAGCGTGTCTTTGAGGACTACGAGGCAGTCGTTGAGGCGGAAAACGAGGATGAAGTCTATGACCTTGTTGCCAATGACGAAGTTGAGTGGCAGTTCATAGCCAGCGATGATGACGGGCTTATTATCGAGGAGTACAATGAGTAAGCACAGATACCCAATAAGCCCATTAGAGGTAGTAATTTCGGCCCTTGGCAGGATTATTATCCGCCTTACAGAGATACACGCAGTCCTATTGACTAGACAGGGTAGAAAGAGTAGGATGTAGTAAAGACTTGCGGTAGCGGACCCCTTCCCCCTACCGCACCAACGCTGGGCTTCTATCCTTTCTGTGCCCAGCCGAGAGCCCCCAGGTGCCCCCTATCCGCCTGGGGGCTCTCTTTATGTTTCACGTGAACCAAAACAAGCCTATTACGCCGAAATTGCTGGGTTGGAAGCCTTTATGCCTAAGAGCCGTTTTTGCTCGCTCCGCACCGCATAGGCATAAAGGCTTCCAACCTAACAAGTTTATTACGGTTTCCTGTGAATTCCCTGTGAATACGGCGTGTCGGCTTGACCATAGAGAGAGGAGAGAGTAAGCTACGCCGGCCAGGGGCTCGAATTATAACGATTTGATAACGGGGGTTGCCATTTCCCCATAGAGAGAGTAAGGTATGCCACCCCGCCATAGAGAGAGGAGATAATAGGGCTGTTTAGGCTACTGCCTAGAACTTAATAGGCTTGCGTAGGGATAAGGCCAGATTTACAGCCTGTTTCGGCTGAAACATAGTTGCTATGACTATTGACTTATCGGTCTCTATGGTGTAAGTGCTACAACCAATATAAACCCTCTCTCTAGATGTATCTCTATGGACTAGAGGTGGAATTAGTAATGCGCCCTTTCCCTTTCCTGATGAGCAGGGCTATGCGAGAGAACCTGAGAGTTTCCTGTGAGATACAGAAATGCCTTGTTCTAATACCTGAATAACCCACTAAAATCGAGAGGTGGCAGAAAGTCTGCCCAGACCGCACACAGAAAGCGAGAGTGAGAGCGATTATGAGCATCGCCCTACTTATCCAAAGCAACACCGATAACGGAGTTCTACAGACTGTTATCGTTCCTACTAACCGAGAGGTCCTTACGTTCCACCGCCTCTCTACGGGCTTGCGAGGTCGTGCCTCACGCTGGCAGACCGCAGACCTAGACACCTTGCCAAGCGCACCTACCACCTACGCACCTGTAAGTGTCGTGCTATCGCCTAAAGATGTCGCAAACGCCGAACTGGGCAACATCACCGCCCTCTCGGTCAAGTTGCTCGGTATCCCTACCGACAGCGGAATTGACCCTGTGCCTCACAATGAGCAGGTGGCAGAACTTGTTGAGGCGCTATTCTCTGGCGACAGCGACTTGCTAAACAAGTTTGTTAGCGACAACCGCCGAAAGAACCCAATGGTGTTCGACCCTATCGGCGAACTGACCACCGCCTACTTTCCAGCAATCGCACCCGTAGAGGAAACCAAGCCTGTTATGGCAGAACCAGCACCAGCGCCAATTCCTGACCCAGCACCAGCCAAGACCTCGGTGGCTATGCCTACCGAACTTGCTAAAGTGCCAGACAGCAAGTGGGCAGAGACCTACCTCCACCGAGACGTAGTGAGCAAGGTTAGCGAGTTTGCTATCTATGACGTGGCTATGGCGAACCACCAGAACGTCATTATCGAGGGTCCAGCAGGTTCGGGCAAGACAATGAGTATCCTCGCCTATGCGAGTGAGCGTGGCTACCGCTACTACAACGTATCGGCGAACGTAGGACTAGAACCAAGCCACCTATTCGGCGCTTGGACACCTACCGAGACCGCTGGCGTATTCACTTGGCAAGACGGACCAGTAACCGACCTCGTTCGACACGGAGGCGTGCTGTTGCTAAACGAAATTGACTTTATGCCCGAGCGAATTACTACAGTCCTATTTGGCTTGCTAGATGACCGCCGAGAAATCCAGTTGCTTGAGCGTGGTGGCGAGGTAATCAAGGCGCACCCGAACCTCCTAATCGTGGGCGACCACAACCCGAACTACCGAGGCAGTCGCCCGATGAACCAAGCGTGGAAAGACCGCTTTGCCCACAAGTTGTCGTTTGGATACGACAAGTCAATCGAACGCAAACTTATTAAGTCCAAGACCTTGCTTGAGGTCGCCGACAAGTTGCGCCAGTCGCACGACAAGGGCGAAATCGACACGCCAGTATCGACCAGAGGTTTAATAGCCTTTGTAAAGAACGTTGAGAACCTCGGTCTCGACTACGCCCTGACCTCCTACGTCAATGGCTTTGGCGTAGACGAGCGTGAGGGCGTGAAGTTGGTGCTGGACACCTTTAAGGCAGGTCTCGGCAAGGACTTTGGCGTTGAGGTCAAGACCAGCACCAAGCAAGCAGACGAGGACCAGAACTAATGGCTAAGAGCGTTCGACAAGGCGAGGGCGACCAGTTTGATTACTGGAACTCTTGGCAAGCCTATATACAAGAATACGATATCAAGCCTGTTTCGACTGGCGTTCAGGCTGTCGCAGAGCGTATGCGTGAGGCAGGGCTGACCGAGGAACAAGCCCGAAAGGAACTAGCGGAGGAATACTACGCCCAGCGTGAGGAGGCGCAGAAGTATGGGCGCACCCTCCAAGCCCGAAAGGACCAAGAGGCGCTCGTTCGCAACAACGAACTGGACAGCGCTTGTGCGGTCTATCAAAAGGCAGACCGTATCTTGACTGGCAAGCCTATTAACGTGTTCCTTAATGACGTAGATGAACCTACGCCAGCGTGGAACGACGGCGTTAATATTACGTTTAACGTTAATGCCATTAAGACATTAACCGAGAACCACCTACTCGCTCACCACGGGCTGAACTACCACGAACTAGCGCACCTGTTCTACACGCCTCGTATCGGTTCTGCCCTCGGTAAGTGGGTAATGGAAAACAAGACTGTTAAGAACGAGCACGTTCGCCCTACTGTAGCGGTTGATGAAAGTGGCGAACTTGTCTATGGCACCGAGACCTACTACACCGAGCAAACGGAACTGGTGGATAATCGCCGACAGACTGCCTTTAACATATTGGAGGACAGTCGTGCCGAATATTACCTCATTACGAAGTTTCCAAGCGCTCGCCCGTTCTTGGTCGCTACTATCGGCGATTACATAGCCAGCAATGCTGACGACATAGTTAATAACTTTATGTTGCTCGTAGGTCGTAAATACTTTGACCTTGACGTGCGAATTATGTCGGCGCAGGGCTATGCCCGTGTCTATGGCGAGGACAATGCTAAGGCTATTTACAACGTAGTTGCCGAGTATCGCACCCTCGTATTCCCTCGCCAGTTTGACCGAGCGAAAGAACTAATTACCAAGTTAGTTAATCTCTTGCCAGAGGACTACCAGCCGACCAGCCCTAAGCACCGAGACGGCAAGGGCAACCAGTCCTCGCTTGGACCGACTGGCTGTAGTGGTCGCCCTCTTATGAGGAACGGAAAGGTTGAGAGCGAGAAAGCCCAGAACGACCTTATGGACAGCGCCGACAAGACTGACCAACTTGGCGAGGCTATCGATGTCGGCAAGGGCGCAGACAACAACACGGGCAACGCCCAGAACCCGAACTGGGAAACTGTTGAGGCTGAACTTACCGAGAAAATTAACCAGTTAGTTGAGCAAGCCAAGCAAGACCCAGCGGTCAAGCGCAAGGTCGTGGACACTATCAAGGCTATTAACAAGGACACCAGCACCAAGTCTATGCTCGGCAAGGCAACCGCCGAGAGCGTAGAACCGACAGCGCAGGACATTACTGCCAGCCGACTGTTCGCCCAAGAACTTGAGCGTATCCGTATCGACAGCGACCCAGCGTGGGAACTTGAGCGACCAACTGGCAAACTGAACGTTCGCAGGGCTATTAACGCCGACATTAACGATATCGGCAGACTGTTTGACCGCTGGACAACTGGCAACGACAACCACGAAATCGAGGCGACAGTCCTCCTCGATAGGTCTGGCAGTATGTCGCACAGTATCGGCGCAGTCTGTCGCTCGGCTTGGATTATCAAGCGTGCTATCGAAAAGATATCAGGGCGAGTATCTGTTCTCTCGTTTAGTGATGTTAGCCGAGTGCTTTACAGCGCAGACGAGAAAGCAGGGGCAACCGCTAAGGTCGTCAATGCTAACGGAGGCACAGACCCGTTCTATTCGCTTAAGGAAAGCGAGAGGGTGCTGACCCAGAGCAAGGCTAAGACCAAGTTGCTGTTCTTGCTGACTGACGGAGGGTTTAGCGAGGCTGGTAATGACGACATTATCCAGCGCCTCCAGCGTGAGGGCGTGTATGTCGTGGTCGTGTTCTTGTCTTACCCACAATGGCTAGAGCAGATACTAAGCGACCCTAAGGCAGTCGAGAAATACGGACACGGGGCAGACCTGTTCAGGGCAATCGGCGACCCACTAGACCTCGTTAAAATTGCTAAGAGCGTGGTCAAGGCTATGGCTGGTAATAAGAACCGAGCAGTCGCATAATTTAATACCGCATTAAAGCATTAAAGCCAGCCCGAAAGGGCTGGCTTTCTTGCTATCTGCTGAACGTGTATGGCAGTCGGGCGGGTGGAGTGCTAACCGGAGTGAGCAGGAGGGCGCAGAACCACCTCTGGCTAATACAGAACTGTATTTAAATAAGCCCATAATCCTATTCTGTTAATACCTGTATGCCGAAATAATCGTGCCGGCACAGATTAACCGAAGGGCTACGAAGGTGAATTGGCTGCCGGCAGCAAATGAAGGCGACCACAGAGCGCAGAGCGTTAATACATAAATACATTAAGACGAGGCAAGCCCTAAGCCCTCCTGCTGACCCACCGACATTATTGTTTCTGGCAGAAATATTGCTGGAGGACTTGACCACTAGATGTAGTGGTGTATGCTCGTTCCTACCACTAGATGTAGTGGTCCTGAGAGAGGAACTACTATCCAAACTTTCTTACCTTATGCCAACCCAGCAAAATCGGCTGAGGCGCTGGACTACAGGCGCTTGGGCAAGCAACGCGTAGAGACATACCAGATACTCAACAGCCTGATAGGGGCGAGCAACGGGTGGCTGAACCACCCAGCGGTGAAGATGTGGGCAGGATATGAGATAGCCCTAGCCGACTACGGGCTGGCGATGTGCGACGAGTGGATAGCCAGAGGCTACAAAGACACAACGAGAGATAAGATACTGGAGATTAAGAGAGGGCTGGTCGCTGGGGGAGAGGGCGGAGAGAACCCCTGGTGGCTGGGAGAGGAGAACCTCCACCTATCGCACCAGAGCAATCTACTACGCAAAGACCCTATTTACTATGGGCAGTTATTTATAGGAATACCTGACGATATGCCCTACGTCTGGCCCGTTTAAACCCTCCGCAGTGTAGCGCTCAAACTGAGGAGAGAACTTTTTGAGAGAGCGTTTTTTGAGAGAGAACTTTTCCAAAGAGAGCACTTTTTGAGAGAGTGCCAAAACAGACCTTTTTTGCCACTCATAGTTACTATGAGTTGGGCGGGTCAATCTGCTTAATAACCTCATTAACTTGGCTTTCGTTGAGGCCGCCATTAGGCAATTCGTTCAGGATTTGCGCCCTATCACCGAACAGCGCAGACATCACGCCAGCACTTCCAGAGCGTTCTACAGTCATTCTAATAGTCTCTTTTGACTGGTCCATCTTGGCAATTTGCTCAAGCATTTTAAAGAAACGGTCCATCTCCTGACCCACGTTAGGGTCTGGATAACCACCATTTAGGTCCTCGGTAAACTTGGCAAATGCCACTCGCTGCCCTTGTATTTCAAGGAAAGTGTTAATAAGCGCCTTAAGTTGGTCCTTGGTCTTTACCTCCAGCGGGAGATTAAACGCACACGCGTTGTCTGGCACAAACGCAGGGCAGTTATCCCTGACGAAACAGGTATTACATTGACGTAGGCTATTGCCAGTAGAGCGAGCAACAGGCACGTCTCTTAATACATCAACACCATTTTCGTCGGTCTCGATACTGCGCGAAAAGTCGATACCGATGACCGGCAGCGGGCGAATTTCGTCCGGTTTACGTGCTACAACTTTCCGCTTCTCGACCCCCCTCATGGTAACATCAACAGGGGTAGTTTCCGCTTTTTCGGGGGGTAGCATATCGTCACTCATAGTTACTATGTCCGTTCGGTTATTCCACGCTTCTAACTGCTGGTAGGACCAAACTGCTAGTTTAGATACCTCAATAGCGTCATCGGCTAATATCTTATCAAAGTCCAGCCCTGCCTGCTGATATACAGCACGATAACGGCTTCTGGCTTGGTCTTTCATACGCTTCGGGTAACGGGTTAATGTATTAGCCTGCCATACAATCGTCTCGCCCCTCATCATTGGCGACAGCCACGCAAGGGTGGCGGCCGTAACGAACGGCGACTTACGCAGGCCCTCAAGTTTAGCCATACCTAGCGCGTGGAACTGTGTTCCGTGCTGGCTGCTGAACTTACGCATCTGGGCTTCCAGCGAAGGGTCTTTCTCTATTAAATCGCCCTGAATACAGACGTTTAAATATCTAGTTGCTAGGCTTTCTAGGTTTCCACCATTATAAATAGCGGCGAACTTCTCGTCAGGCACGTCGTCCCAAGCGCCCTGGCGCTGCGCCTGGATGAACTCATCAGAGGCGCTAGGGTGGTTAATCTCAGTAAATAGGCTAATTCTATTTAGGTTAGTAGCAATAAAGTCCTCGTAGTCCGCTGCGAACTCCTCCAGCTCATCAGCGGTCATCTCCTTCGAGGACGGGATGCCAGGGTAAACGTGTATATGAACGCCCTCGGTGAAATAGTTTTCTAGCAAATACGTCTTGGTTTTAGGCAATCCACGGCGGACTAGGCCCCAGTAACTTACGCCGACGTGGGTGGCGCTCTGCTGCTCAAGGATTAGGCGGTTGCTTGGGACCTCGGCCCCTAGGAATACAATATTCATTAGAGGCGGTCATCCTCCATTTTCATAGTAATCTGGCGGTCTAACTCGCCTACCAGCGCATCCCAACTCTTACGGCCTTCGCGCCCATCTGGGCGGAACTTGGCTGACTGGTAAATTGGGTGTAGAAATAGCAAAGTCTTTACGCCATTTGCCATTAAGGTAGTTGCGACATCAACGTCGGCTGTAATAACGAAGTGAACTACGCCCTGCGCCTGCTGGTGCTGGACCTTGAGAAGGGGCTTATCTTCGTATTCGCCAATGGTTTTATCCGAAATAAAGGCATCAACATCATTAAGGTTGTGCTGTTTACACCAGCGCTGCGCTTCTTCTGCATCGTCGCAGGCTAGGGCTACTGTGCCATTGGCGTTAATGGCTTTATACAGTGAAATGCCCTCATAGATAGGTACTTTACTGTTATTACGAATTACGCCGTCCATAAATACGACTATTGCCACGATGTTGTCTTTCTATTGGTTATATGTTGCTGCTCGCCTAATTAGCGTATTAGTATCAGGGAACTCTGATACACCGTAAGTCTTTTTCAGCGCCTCTGAGTCCCGCTGCTCCATCTCGGCCTTTAGGCTACGAAGGGCCTGAATAGCGCCTGTTCTTTTACCAGATTGCCAGCGGTAATTATTAAAGTCCGAGTATCCAGCGCCAGTTGCGCTGAACGCCTGAGAACGGTTCTCATGTACCTCGCGGTACAGGGCGTCGGCCTGAGCAGCCGAGACTCTCATCTCAGCCGAGGCGTTGGCCTTTAATGCGTCATTGCTTGCTTGTTCGTATTTGTTTCTAGCGGCAATGAACCGAGTAATGATGCTGATAGTGTTCTGGCGGTCACGTTCTACTGCTGGTTCCCATTCAGCCACGGTGGTTTGGGCGGTAGGAACTGGCGGAACTACCCACTCATCGGTGGTCAGCGAGTAAGCAGCGTAAGGCTTAATTTCCAGAATACTCGGGCTTACAATAGCGAAAAAGGTCAGCTCAAACGAGCCGAGGAACAGCTCTGTCTTAGGGTGCAGCAGCTCTCTGAACCCGTCGTTGAGCATATCTGATATATCTTTATCGCTCAGGCCGCGGAATCTGCTATTTGATTGACGGAAACTGGTGTAGTTAATCGCCAGGAGGCAGTCCAGGTCGCCTGGTTCTCTGTGCGCGGCCCACTGGTACGATACGCCAGAGCCAGCCAGGTATGCCGTTGTCCAGGCTTCTGCGCCTGTGTAGAGGGCGTTTAAATGGTTTAGTAGCAACTGGAGGATAGCAGAGCGCACCGAACTATCTAGTCGGCCATTGCGAAACAGCCGCGGGTCTAGTCCTGCGGCTGGAACGCTAAAGTATGAAGTCTCTGCTGGTTGTAGCATTAATCCTCGTCGTCTTCAGTAAAGGCCTTCGGCTTAAACGCCGTGGTGTCTCTGCGAGTTGACTGCGGTTGGTCCGTATTAACTGGGGTTACAAATCCGCACTGTACGTGAGCCTCTACAAATCGGTTGGTCATCAACATCGTGTAGGTGTCGTTTAGGCCTTCCAACTGCATCAGGGCTCCGCACTTACATGACATCTCAATAAACATGACAGGCTCCAGAATGCTATTTAGGAAAATATCCTAATACAAGCATCCCTTATTCTGCGTCAGTTTGTGGGGCATTTGCCGAGAAGTTTTGGGCCAATAGTGTAACTACATTGGCGGCAATGTCCTGCTGGTTGATGATGTTGGTGATTTCCTGGCAGCCTAGGCGGATATCCAGTCTGGTTGCGACCTTGGCGACCTGGAACTGGGTGGTTAGGTCTGTAGTTACACGCCATGCGCCGTCGGCCTCTTGGACCATAAGGAACGCGGTAGGGTAGGTAGGAACTTCTGGGGTCTCTGGGGTAGTGGTTTCGTCTGACATTATTTATTCCTTAATTTTTATACTAGATTGCTATTTATATAGTCCGGAGGCCTCGTTGTGCTTAGCCATGTTGTAGCTCTTAACTGGGCAGAAATCGCACAGGTAAACCTTTGGTCCGTTGCCGATGCTTGGTAGGCCAGCGGCTCTACGCTCTTGTTCGGTCTTTGGGGATAGCCACTTCTTCTCTGACTTGTAGTCAGCGCACTGGCCCTTAGGACGGTTGTGCATCGAGTAGCAGGACATCGCGTCCTCGGCGAACTGGCTCTTGGTCTCGTAGAACTGGGTTCCGAACGAGTTAAGGCCCGAGCCCACCTTGTCGTGGATTTGCTCGATTACGGCCTTCTTCATCTCTGGGGCCATCCAGATACCCTTAGGCACGTTCCATAGAACGCCGAAGTGGTTGTCGCTGTGACGCTCGGCTGCGATGGTTAGCAGGACATCCTGCGGGTCCTCGTTAGCGCCAGGCAGCTCCTCAATGGTTGAGCAGGTGCGGCAGACGAGTAGGCGGAAGTGGGGTTCTTGCTCGGCAAGTGGGTTACTCATATTATGCTCCTAATGGACAGGCAACAGCCTATCACTATTTGTCAAGTAGTGGTATTTATTTTTCTTCTGTTGGTGCGTTTGGGTGAATACCCTTTAGTACGTCAGTCTGGCAAGCGCCGCACTCTGGCACGTAAGTGTCGTAGGTGTGGTGCTTGTCGTAATTCCAAGCGCGTCCGTGCTGGCGACCGAAGGTAGACTGCGAGTCAGCCTTAGCGGCCGCACGGGCTGCGTCAGCGCTGCCCTTAAACTGGCGTGGCTTCTTTTCGTCCATTACTACTTACCTGGGTTTACCTTGTTTGGGTCTTCGCTGTTGATGAAACCGTAGTTAAAGTAAGGGTGCAGACCTGCGCGGTTCTGCTGGACTGTCTGGTCTCCCATACCTGCCTGTACTTCGGTATTTGGGCGACGCTTGCGGTACTTGCCGTCAGTAGCGCCATCGAGCAGCGCCTTGTTCTCTGAACGTGACTTGTTAACTGCCATGATTAGACTCCTCGGCCTGTAATCTTTTTGCTTTTGTACTTTGCTTTTGTTTCTTTAGCGGTCTTGATTGCGGTCTTCTTTAGGTTTGGGTCAGCCCCCATCTCGGTGGCCCACTCAGACGTAGAATAGCCTGGCTCATACGATGGGACAACAAAATGGTTATAATCTTCGCGCAAGTTGTCGACTGCCTGCTTAGTTTCTTTTTTATTCAGCTTAACTTTTGGCTCTTTGCGGTTATTGGTGGCTGCGGTAGGCTGCTTAAATGCCTTACGAACGGCTGCCTTTGGGCTGCCCGCCTTAAATACCTCACCAGTGTAGTAGTTAGTGGCCTCTACGCCGCTATCAGTCTTTGCTACGTTAGACCTTGGGACCCCGTCGTTCCAGCGCATTCCGAGGTCCTTGGACTTAAAAGTTCTGCGCGAATCGCCTGAGCGGTCTGGTACTGAATCTGCCATTTATGCCATCCTATTTCTTACTTGGTTTGCTGCCTTACGCTTTGAACAGCCAGGGCATAGGTCTGAACCTAGGGCTATTACTGGTGTCATCAAGACGCCGCACTCATCACAGCCCTTGCTGCCATTGTACACGGTCTTGTCCAGGCCCTGTGGAAACGGCGCTGGGTACGCGGTACCGTCGCCCGAAGGGTCTACAAAACCTAGTTGAACAGCCATTTAATTATCTTACACCGTGCCTAGGTCGTTGCGCGCGGTAGACTGCATCGCATATGGAACCTGGCTAAAGTCGGTTCTTTCATTAGAACGGCCATTAACCTGTACAATTTCGCCAATTGTGTAGGCGTCCTTGACGTACCCGAATCGCTTTGGGAACAACTTAACCTGTGGCAGGTTAGGGCGGACATACTCCTGGACCTCGGCTGGGGTCATCTTGGCGACCTCTAGGGCCTGTGTAAGTAGGCGCTCCTGGTTGCTGGCAAATGGGCCGATGTACGCCTGTGGCGGGTAGGCTGCTTGAGCAGGGGACACAACTGGGTTATCCCATGCTCGCATACCATACTTGCCATTAGGCGTATTAGGCATTGTCGTCTTTTCTGCCTAGACCGGCCACGAAGTGGGCGGTACGGCCTACAGCGCCAACAACTGCGTCCTTGACTACTGGTGCGGCTGTCTTAATGCCCTGTGCGGTAGCATCGTACACTTTACCAACTACCTCGTCGGTCTTGCCCCCGAACGAAGGTACACCGGCGCCCTTAACAGCAGCCTGGGTGATGTCCTTGCCAGTACCGCCGTTCTTAGCGGCCTTGAGGCCTGCTGTTACTGCGCCTATGGCTGCGGTGTGGGCGCTGAATCTAATCTTTCCCATTATTTATCCCCAGGTTGGTTTCATATTACGCAGCTGCGACTGTCGCACCTGGTTCATCTGATAAGGCGAATCTGATTTAGCAACTGGGCCGGCCTTACCGTCGTTTGGTAGGTGCGGCGCTGGTGCTAGTTTAATATTTGGCGCGTAACGTGGAACTGGCATACCCTGTCGGGCGGCCGCCATCTGGCGCTTGATGCCCCGGTCTGCGGTCAGACCAGTAGGCAGGTAGTAATCGTTCTGGTCGATGCGCTCACCACGGTGGACGCCGCGCTGGTATCCGCGCTGGGTCTGGCGGACCTTCAGGCCCTGCATTACCTGCTCAGATACGCTATTAGGGCGGCCGCGGTCATCGCGGCGGGTGCGGATTGTGCCTAGGTAACCGTCTGGATATTCTGCAGATGGTTCGCGGCCCACGCCCATACGTAGGTAATCGAGCTCAGAACGAGCAACAGCCGTGCCACCGCCACCGTAGTTGGTATAAGTACCGTATAGGCCGTTAGCGCCTAGGGACTGTATATTCTGGTGGGTGGCTGGCATATCACCAGTTTATTAACTTATTTAGGTAATTGCGCCCTAAACTCACGGCCCATAAATACGGCCCACTCGTCAATAATTGGCACTGATAGCAGGGTGAATTCGCCGCTGTCTTTGTACCAGGCGAATCCAATACCCTGCTGCCAGTTCTCCCAGTACTTTACTGGCGTCTCGTTTGGCGTTACGCCGCCCTTAACGCTAGGTACTGAGCCATCTACTCGGCACAGGCATCCAGGGCTGAACGCTGCGTTTCTAGCGGGGCCCGTGCTCGTATGGTTTGTGTGGTACAGCATCTCAATACGGTGGATGTGCCCGTAAATAACAGACACGTGGTGGTTGGAATTAATGTATTTCATCGCCGTGCTACCGCTGGAATTTACGCGGTCGCCGTGGATGCAACGCAGGTTCTCGTTCAGCCAGTACTCGCCCGCTGGGTATCCGCTTGCGTACACGATGTTCAGCTCGTCCATGCGCAGCAGGTGCGGCAGGCTGTTGACTGGGTGTGCATCTGGCGTCTCTCCAGCACGGCGCATGTTGGCTACGGCTGGGGCGTTCTCCGACAGGTACTTATAAATACGGCAGTCGTGGTTTCCTTCTAGGAATACGATTTCCGCATCTGGCACTGTGGCTCGCTGTTGGGCCAGGTACTCGTACGCGCGCTGAATGGCGATGTTGGTCGAGTTTTGGAACGCGATTTCCTGGTGGTGTCGGCTCTGCGCTGGCAGGTCTAGGGTGTCCCCTAGGTTTACAATTGTGTCCACTCCGAACTGCTCATTTGCGTATGCCACTATTTGCATTGCGATATCAATGGCGCGCTCGTCATGGAACTCTATTACGGAACCGTCTTCGTAAACACGGTACCCAATCTGTGTGTCTGGCAATAGGGCCGCCAGTTTCCAGCCGTCGTTCTTCTTCGGCTTACTAATGGTTGATGGCTTAATTACCATCTTCTCAGCCTGCTTTGCAACTGGCTTAGGGTCGTAAGGGTCTTGCTCTAGGGCCTTACGCAGTAGTTCGGCTAGGCTTTGGGACATGCGCATACGCCTCTCATGTGGGCTCTAAACGCAGTCATTTTAAATGGCACGTCAGTGTGCGATGTAATTAGTAGGTATGCGTTCTTTAAATTTAGCGTTGCCTTTTTACGCAACTCAGTAAACACTTCTTGCAGGTCCGAGTCCTGGGCAAATACCCACTGTCCGACTACGCAGCCTTTGTGGTCTGGCCCACTGGCTAACGCCCGCAGTTCGTCAATTAGCATGTCTCTCCTAAGTAATGCTGTTGATGTGTTTACTGTATCACACAGCATCGCGATTGTACACAATATCTCGCGAGTATTTATTTACGCCCAGGAAGCAAAAAACCCGCCATCTCTGGCGGGCTCTTTGAAGGGCTATTGCTAGTTGTGGTCTACAATACCCGAGTCGAAGTTTGGCTTCGTGCGGTTGACTGCAGCGGTGAACAGGCGACCGTTACCCTGAACTGGACCGATGTGTGGGTCTTTCCAGGCTGGCATGCTGGTACGGATACCGTACGATGCGCCAGTGCGGTGCTTTACGTTCTTGGTTGCAGGCTTTGCTTCAGTAGTAGGGTTACCGCTAGCGGTGTTGCCCTTCTTGACTAGCTTATTAGTGGTGCCCTGTGCCGATTCATTTACGGCAGTAGTAGCAGCACTGTTTCCCATGGTTGGGAACTTGCTCTTTGGCTTGTCCATTATTTACCTCTTTGGCCTAAAGGGTGGATACTTCAACAGTACAGGGTTTTGGACTTATTTTACGGACTTAACAGTAAAAATCATGGCGCTAATCTTGTCGCCTTTACTGTCAATTGAGGCGAAACCTGGGATGCAGACGATACTAATGCCTCTAGGGGCGGTGTATCCACTGGCAATTGCAATCGCCTTTACGGTCTGGTTTACCGCTCCAGCGCCAATGGCGCGTAGGTTTACGGTCCCGTGCTCATAAATAGCGTGGGCAATCGCCGAGGCGACTGAAATCGGGCTGCTGCTTGCGCTGACGCGCAGGACGTTATCTTCTAGTGATTCAGACATTAAATACCTTGTTGTTAGTTGATTCTCCCGATACTAACACTATAAAGGTATTCAGGCCCAGGATTTGTGGTAAATGGCCTTATTTTTCTGGCCAGTTACCGTCCAATACCATCAGGCCGATGACCGCATAATTGGCTAGGTCTAGGAAGCTGTCGCGCAGGCTCTCGTTATCTGGGGCCTTGCCGCTGTCTACGAGGTGGTTGATGCGGGCCAGCTTGTCCCACATACGTACGCGTAGGCCGTTCAGCGGACTGCCAGGGGCCTGTGCGATGTTCTTTGGTCCGTAGTCTGCGTGCTTGCGTAGCAGGAGGTCCTTGAGCTCCTGGTACTTGTGCTGTAGGGCGTCCTCAAACTGGGTGTCCTTGCTTCCACGGATGCTGGTCAAGGTTACTGGCGCTACCGAGTTAAGGTCGCCTAGTGGGCGGGGGTCCTGTGGCTCAGACATTGGGATTGTCCACTCTTCTGACATTAGATTTTTCCTTTTGGTTTTCGTGGTGTTGGTTTAGTTGGTGTTGATACTTCTCCGCTGTGGCACTCACAGATGCAGGTACGCTCTGGCGCGGTCTGTACTGGACAAGTGGTGTGGTGGCCTGTCAGACACCAGCCGCTAGGGAGCCTGCTCATACCCGGCAATAAAGAACGGGATACTGGTAACCAGTAGGAGCCCGCCGGCTGGATTAGTTGGGTCTAGAAACAGGCCTAGTACTCCAGTTAGCACCAGCGCTTTTCCTACTGCTCGTAGCATAAATCTAATCATCTACATACTCCTCAAACTCTTTGTCTGTTACAGGGCCTAGGAATACGCCCAGCAGTAGTACTACAAAAAAGGCAACGGCGGCTATACCCATGAACAATAGCAGTGTCTGGATGGTCATTTATTTCTCCCTGTATTTGGGGTCTTGTATATTGTGATATATCTCGCGCTCGTATGTCAAGGCGCCTTTGCCAGCAACTAGGTGCGCTAGTGCGTACGAGTCAGCGGCGTTGTCGTCGTTAAACTCAACGCCCCACTTCTTAAATACGTGCAGCAGGATTTGGTTCTTCTGCACGCCCGTGCCCTTGCCGGTCACATACTTCTTTAATACAGTCGGCGGGATAATATATGGATACCGGCCGTGGTACTTGTGGAATAGGTCGCGCAGCTGCAGCTTTACGGCTGCTCCCAGTTCGCCGGCCATGTTGGCCATCTGTGAACCGAAGGCGTATCCTTCCATTGCTACGACTACGTCAGTTGCCCGTGCTGGTACGTGGGCGTCAATCAAGGTGCCCAGTTTCTCCGAAATATCTACCAGTCGGTCTACGCCGATTCCGTCGCCCTTGAACACGACTGTGCGGTAGGCGCCTGACTCTACGTCCATGAACGTGACGCCGAATCCCGAGTAGGACTGGTCAATGCCAATCGCTACCTTTTTTACCTTGTCAGTAAACCCTGGGCCGAACGTTTTAACCGTGGACTTCTTTGCCATTAGACATTGAACTTTCTACTACGGGTCTTGAAATTGTCGCCTGAGGTACGGCGGGTCAACTCACGGCTGCAGACGGCGCTGCTTCGCTCGCAGTTGTTCGCCATGGTCTCTAGCACCTTGCGGTAGGCATACTTGTTCATGTGCTCTTGCTTTAGGCCTTTGATACTGCTGTCTGAATCTACCATGGCCTTGAGGGCGGTTACGGTTGTCTTTGGATTGTCCGACTGCAAACGCAGCATGGCCATCGACTCCTCGTAATCTACCTGGCGCTCCAGTTCTTTCTCGTCTACGATGGCGCACGACAACTGGGTGTTTACGAAGTCGCTGTAGGCCGAAAACTGGGTGTACAGAATCATCAACTCTTCGTCTCCGAGGGCGGTGATATCTTCTGGCATGCTAGGGCGTGTCAGTTCGACCTCGCGGTCGATTGGCAGTCCCTGCTTGTCTAGTGAATCGAGGACGTACTTGCTTACGTCATCCGTGATTAGGGTGCTCTTACTCATTAAATCCCTCGCATTGCTTGCACTTGTGCGCTCCACCGACGTTGCAGTCTGGCGCAATATTCTTACTCAATGACTCTACCACGAGTTTGGCACCATCGATAATATGCTGGATGGCCCAGGTGTCTCGGCGGACGATAAACTCCTTGACCGCCTGCGTTGGCTTTGCCTCGTACAGGACGACGGCCTCGTTAGGAACGTCTGTAACTCCCGCTAGGTTTAGCACTTCCATGTACAACTGAATCTGGGCGATGTGCGACTCGAACGGCGAGGTTAGGTTCTTCCACGCAGTGTCGAAGTTCTGCTCGTTGGCGAACCACGCGCCCTTGTCTAGCCACATAAATGTACCAGCACCCACCGACTTAATCTCAAGCATCAGGTCGTCGCCGAATCCCTTGAGCCAGCCATCCGAGTGACCAGTAATCATCAGCTCGTCTAGCTGGATTGGCACCTCTCGGTACTTCAGCGCGGTGCTGTCGCACGATGGGCAGTTAGATGGGCTCAGTGCCATCCAGTAGTGCTTACACGCCTTGCACTGCCAAGCGCCGTACAAGGTACCCATCTCCCAGAACCAGGTCTGCCACGTGTCGTGGATGGCGTGGCCCTGCGCGAAAATCAATTCGCTGCTGAACTTGCGTGGGGATGGGACTGGGTGATTACCCTTGAGGTGGAAGTACGATGCGCGGTGGCACCAGAACTTACTCACAATGGCCGATGGGTGTAGCCCGTCAAATGACCGTGAGTTGTCTACGGGCTTGGACAGAACGTGGCGTTCTACCTTACCTATCACGCGGGTATTTGACTTGCCCGCGTCTACGAAATCCTTTAACTTACCTTTTTGCAGTTTTTGCAGTGCGCCTGTTTTATTACTCATGCCGACGACACTAGCACACTTATCTACGGTTGTCTACTCGCTTTTTTAGCAAGTTCTTCCAAGGTAGTTTTCTGGCGAATGGCCTTGCGCTTTAGGGCCGCGCGCTCGCGGTGGCTCATGCCGCCCCAGATGCCGTGGACGTAATCGTTCTTATCGGCAAACAGTAGGCACTGCATACGTACAGGGCACTCGTCGCGACCATCCTTACCAAAGCAGATAGCCTTGGCCTTGTCGGCGATTGGCTTGTATAGGTCTTTATCGCGGGGAGGGAACCAGAGGTCTGGTGGGTACACATTCTGCGGAGGCTTGGTGCCCTCGACGGTCTCAGCGCATTTACCCTTTGTCATCCAGTCATTAGACTGCGAGTAAAAGTTGTCGTCTCCGGTGGACGTTGGTTCGTAAGGTGAATGCAAGTAAGCTCCGAAAAGTAGTGGTTACTCTTCGCCCGTGTGCTCCTCGATACAGTGTAGCAGATGTTCTCTAATAGTCAAGAAGTCGTTTCTTCTGCAAACCGGCCACCCCATTGACCGCGCTCTTTTGTCCTAAGTCTGTGGCAATTAGCGCAAACTACCTCGCACTTGTCAATTTCTGCTTTAATAACTGACTTAGGTCTACGCATATTTACCAAACGAGGGACACCAGCTGACTTTATGTATTCAGGCAAATGGTCAAAATCCATAACATAAGGCGGGTATTTAACGCCACAGTCCGTGCAGGGAACATCTTTAAACGTATCTACCCAGTCGGCTAATGTGTGCCGTTGTTTACGCGCACTGTTATTAACTAATTTGGCATTTTTTCTGCCCCAGTCAGTATGAGCTTTAGTCAAACAGGTTCTGCAAGCTACGTGAAGGCCGGACCTGCCCTGTTTAATTTCTGAAGGGTAGTAAGGCCTAAAAAACTCTTCGGTGTTTGGCTTTTCTTCTTTGCATCGAGTGCATGTTTTTGTATTCATAAATACATAATAGTATATTTATAAATTACTTATCACCTAAAGTATGATTTTCTAAACACTCGATTATAAATTCTCGCATAGTCAGGAAATCATTTTCGTCTAAAATACAGTAGTTGATGTCATTCAAACTTATGCCCAGAACCGGCGTTCTTCCGTCCAGAATGGCCTCAGTGGTAATCTTTTCCAGCACCTCGGACTTCATGGTAAACGACTTTTTGCCGGTCCACTTGTGCTCAATTAGCAGGTCCTTGGACCGCACGTCGCCCTTGCGGTGCCAGAAGGCGCCGGAGGCAGCATTACGCTGACCTCCGACGGCCTTGGCTAGGCGCTTCTCGTGCTTTAGGGATTGCTTCTGGCCCTCTGATTTAGCCAATCTTTAGCTCTTTCTTAACGAAGTTCCAGAAGTCGTCGTAGTCAAACGGCTCAGGAACTGGGCGTCGGTTCTGGTTAGGGTTGAACTTATCGCGGTTGGCGTGCATATAGCATCGCTTGCAATAGCCTTTCGCATAGTGTTCTCCACCGCACTCTTGGCATGCTCTTACCGTACGTGGCCTAGCCATTATGCTCCTAGGCGTAGGGTACCCAGCACGTCCTTTTGCAGGACTTCCTGCAGGTCTACCTCTTCACGGATAGATGCAACCAACGCATCCGCGCCCTGCCACTGGCGGTCAGCGTAGCGGTAGTAGGCACCTGCTCTGGTAATAATCTTGTTGATAATACCGAGGGCCACAATCTCCTTGGCGTAGTCGTAGTCTCCCTTGTCTACGCCGCCACCGTCGTCAAAGTAGAAGTCGGTGTAGGCTACCTGGCCTGGAGGGGCCGACTTGTTCTTACGAGTGGTGAACTTGATGGTCTGTCCGACCTTGTGCTTCTCCTGGCCAGTGCCTGCCTCAATCCACTCGTCGCGCTTAACTTCTACGCGGGTGAAGAAAAAGTAGTTCTTGGCCTCTCCACCTGGGGTGGTGCGAGGGTCGCCGTACATGACGCCAATCTTGGAACGCCACTGGTTAATAATTAGACCAACGAACGGGCGCTCTCCGCCGATGATGCTGCGCTTACCGGCCTTCTCCATCTTGCGGAAGAACTTGCCCATGAGCATGGCTCCACGACCAACGGTGAACTCGTCCATTTCCTTCTCGTCCTCAGCAGTTGGGACTAGGGCAGGCAGCGAGTCGATGACCACGCAGTCTACCTCCTTGGTCTCAATAAACTCTAGGACGGCGCTTAGGGCGACCTCCATTACGTTAGAAGTAAATACGTGAACGCGCGACGAGTCTACGCCACACATCTCTGCGTACTCTGGTACCCACTGCTCAGCAGCAATCCAGATGGTGGTGAAGTTAGGGTCCAACTTCTGGTTAGCGGCAATCGTCTTCAGGGCCAGCGCGGTCTTGCCGTTGCTTGCCTCACCGATAATCTCGTGCCACTGGTTAGTTGGCCAGCCTCCGCCCAGAATCATGTCAAGCGACAATGACCCTGAGGTGAAGCGGGTAGGGGCAGCAACCTCCGAGGCTAGGACAATGGTGTTCTCGCCTAGCTTCTTGTTGATGTTTGCTAGAACCTTCTGAAGTGACATTAGCCAAGCTTTCCGATAATGGTCTGTGGATTGAAGTTGTTTGCGGTGCTAATCTGCGTGGCCGCTACGGTGTTGCCGTTAGACGGCAGGTGTACGCCCGGCATACCAGTTCCTGACTGGGTAATTGGGTATCCACAGTCGTAGCAACGTGGGCGTGACTCAGGCGTTGCACCGCCGTAGTTGCCGCTACCACAGGCTGGACAGCGGGAGGCCGTCATAGCGCTCTGTGGGAGCACCTGAGGCTGCTGAGGGGCCTGTGGGACCGGCTGAGGCTGGTATACAGGGCGCTGGTAAGGCGCTAACTGCTGGGACTGCTGTGGAGGCTGCTGGCCGTTTAGTTTATTGGTCCACCATGAATTACTCATCTGGGTCTCCTACTCCGGTGAGGGTTCCCTCGCCATGTACTACCCCGAGCTCTATTGCGCCCGAGAAGGTTGTGATTAGTGCTGCCATTGCAATCTGGCGGTAGAACCGCATGATTTCATCGGCCTCTTTGTCTACCTTGTCCTTGACTAAGTCCGACAATGCGCCAATCTCTGACTTCTGCATCTCAAAGATGTATTGTGCAGTCATATTAGCGTATAGGTTCAGGAAAGGCAATAGCCCATCCAGGCGGTCAGTTCTCGTCTCCGAGTCCTCGCGCTCTTTATCGTCACCCTCGTCGCTGACTGGCGTGAGGTTAAAGATGTCCACGTGCTTGTTTGGCTCGTCTGTGTGCATGTCATACATGAACCAGCGGTATAGCGTGCTAAGCGGAACCTTGGTAAGCGCGCCGTCTTCTTCGTCGTGCCTCACTTGGCCTCACCCCAGCGGTCTACAATCTTTACGTCAGCAATTAGTGGCACTTTCAGCACCTGAATCTCCTCCATGGCTTGACGCAACTTCTCTGCGGTCTCGTCGGCTATTTCTGCTGGAGTGGTCAGCACCAGTTCGTCGTGAACTGTAAGGATTATCTTACTACCTTCTGGGAGCATCTTATGCGCACGCACCATAGCTATTTTAATAATGTCGGCGGCGCTTCCCTGAATCTTAGTGTTAAAGGCTTGACGCTCTGCGCCTGCGCGCAGCCCGTTGTCGCGCGACATAATCTCAGGTAGGTAACGGCGACGACCAGTCAGGGTCTTTACGAATGCTACGGGCTTACCCTGACGAGTAGCGCCAATCACTTTGGCGCGGTACTTCGAGATGGAACTGAACTCGGCAGCAAAGCGGTCGAGCAGGTCTCGGGCCTCAGTCTTGGTACAGCCAATCTGGCTTGCAATCTTGTCTGGGCCAACGCCGTACGCCATCGCGAGTACGAGTACCTTACCGGCCTTACGGTTGACGCCCATGGTGTCACCGACAGTAGTATAGATGTCCTTGCCGTTTAGGTAGTTGTCCATCATAATCGGGTCTTCCGAGAACGAGGCAATAACCCGAGGCTCAATCTGCGAGTAGTCGGCAACAACCAGCTTGTGCCCTGGCGGGGCTACGAATAGGTTACGGATGGCCTTGCCATGTGGCGTGTGTGGCGCTGGGACGTTCTGCAGGTTTGGGTTACGGCTTGAGAAGCGGCCGGTCTCTGCACCAATCTGGATAAAGTCTCCGTGGATTTTACCGTTGATAAGGATGCTTTCCTTGGTCTCGGTCTTAGTCTTTCCACCGACAGTCTTTTCTACGTCACCGCCAAGGTATGGGATTACGTAAGTAGACAGCAACTTGTTGTAGTCGGCGTACTGGAGCAGTGCGGTAACTAGCGGGTCCTTGTCGCGGTAAGGCTCTAGGGCCTCGGCTGAGACCGAGTAGTCAGACAACGCCAGCTCCTCGTCTTCCTTGTCCTTTTGGTTACCCTTTGGGGTAAGGACCTTAGCCTTTAGGCCGCGGCCTCCCTCAGACTTAGGGCCGTACAGAAGCATCTGCTTCTCTTGGTTGGAGTTGATGTTGAACTCACGACCAGCGGCTACGTAAATCTGGGCCTTGGTCTCTTCAACCTTTGCCTCTAGGTCTACCTTGAGTTCCTTGAGCGCCTCCATGTCGATGTCTGCTCCTGTAAGTTTCATGTCGCACAGAACACCGAGGACATCCATCTCCAGCGACATAACGCGGTTGAGGTCAGCGGCCTCTAGCTTTGGCACTAGCGACTTCCAAAGCAGGAACGTGTACTTAGAGTCTAGGTATGCGTACTTGGCTACAGTGTTGAAGTCATACGCCTCAACCTCTTTACCAACTCCCTTGGCCATCTCGTAACCGAACTCTCGCTTGAGGCAGTCAGCCAGACCGCACTTGTTCTTGTTTCGGTTGTCTGAGATGAACGAGGCGACCATGGTGTCGAAGTACGGGGCCGATGGAACTCGACCGCCGTAGTACTTGGCAATCGAGGTGAGGTCGAACGCGAGGTTGTGTCCGATAGTGAGGATGTTTGGATTAAACATCAATGGCTCCAGCGCCTTAAATACCTCGGCAGGGAATAGCTGCTCTGGGGCTGGGCCGAATATCTTGGTGGCTTTCTTGGCGTCACGGCTGTAGTCGCTAGGGCGTAGTGGCAGTCCCTTTTGCTTGCGTACTTCGCCCTGACCAGTCAGCGGGAAAACTTCTTCGATGAAGTCGCCGTGTGGGTGGCCCATAGGGATTACGTCACAGCGGCCGTGGGTGGCGAGGGTAATCCAGAGGACTTCGTTAACCGGGGTCAATCCACGGAACGGGCCTACAGTTTCAACGTCGTAGGCAAACGCGTCTTGAGTGAGGTAGAACTCTACCATCTCGGAAAGTTGTTTCGATGTAGTGATGATATTCATTTTGGCATTCTGGCATTAGTGCGAAAGGCGGGGGATTGCTCCCCCGCCAGTCACTTGGTTGACTTAGAGCAGGTCTTCGGCAATCTCGTCAAGTTCAGCAAGCGAGTGCTCCTTGATGAGGTTGCGCGAGTAGACGTCCGAAGACGATACTACAGATGCCGCCTTGTCGGCGTCAATCTTCCAGTCGTCCTGGAGGTCGCGCTCCTTGATTGCCTGCACGGTGTACATGGTCTGTGGACCCTTACCGAGACGGACAATCGACCAGTAGCCGTTAGTCAAAGGGCCCTGTGGTGAGTAGTGTGCTGCGTGCAGGGCCTGGTAAAGACGTGCACCAGAAATCAACATCTGACGCTGCATTCCCTGCTCACCGTTAAGGGTGACAACAGTAAAGGCGCGCTTGTTTTCTGGGCGGTCACCGAGCTTGATGCACAGTGGGCAGTCTGCTCCGATGCAGACATACGAGCGCTTACCGCTGGTCTTCTGCTTTAGGAAGTGCTGCTTGTAGATGGCGAATGGGCCATTCTGGTCTAGGAACTTGAAGACCAGGTGCTTTCCCTCTTCGAACTTTACCTCAGTAGGGAAGTCCGTGTTAGCGGTGAAAGTGTCCGCCGCATCCCAGCCTGAAAGGACTGAGGTTGACGAAGCAGTGGTCTGCTCTGGGCGGTCGTCAATGTCGTCGGCAACGTAGCTGGCGGCATCTGGGGCATTTTGCTGAATTGGCATGTTTTCCTTAATTGTCTATTTGCATTTCTTCTGCGCGGATTGTTTCCCACGCCTCGGCTATCTCTTTAGTGAGGTTCCGGTGTGTAGTCCATTCTACACGGTCTACATCCGAAAGTCTATACCTAGAAAAAATATCTACTAGGGCCTCGACCATCGCCTTACTATAAAGACGCCTACCAGCATACACCTGACCGTTTACACCAGTGGTATCTGGCATTCGGTACGGTGATGCTGGAAGCTTTCCTTGCTCAATCCAAGCTCGTAGGGTCTTGGTCGAGCGGTTTAACGCTTTAGCTACAGAGCCTAGCGTGTACATCTGAACTTGTCTACCATTTGGTAGAACTTTTGTAAAGAAGCCTGACTCCCATGAGGTGTCCTTTGGCTTAGGCTCTGGGGCTTCTTTACGCTTACGGCGGCTACCTGGATAGTACTTATCCAGTTCTGCGAAGGTCTCTTCGAAGAAGTCGCTCAATTAAAACTCATTCCATTGTTGTGCTTAGGCATATTATCTTTACCACACTTTGTGCAGGTAAGCAACTGGATGCCTGTTACTGGGCAACTAGCGCCCTTGATTACTTCGTGTCCTCTCAGGGCACACCACTTAGCCTTGAGCCAAGGCTTCACTTGTCCTCTCCCTTAAGCACACGAAAATTGTGTTCGTGGATTTGTGCGACCTCTGCCAGTGTTCTTAGCATTTTTCGGTGTTCACGCAGGGTCAGCGTAATAGTGATAATTGAGCCTGCTAGAAGCCCAAACCATAACCAGTTCACTTGTTCTCTCCCTTGATAAGTTCGATAGCGTGTTCAAATCCTGCTTGGTAAGCACGAGAACCATCCGCTTCTGGGCAGGTTTCATCGTGAACGTGGTATTCAATAGGAACAGGTTTCCATTGCCTAGGCTTTGTAAGCATTGACCAAGCAAGTTTGAAGCCCCACTCACGCCAGTTGTATATAAACAAACTGACTTTTCCTGTTGGCACTGTGTAGTTATTTTCGCTCACTTGTTCTCTCCCTTGCTGCGGTCAATAGTTTTCTCAGTTCCGCTGTCAGTGCCGATGTAGTTTTTACCCGACATTTGCTGAGTTTTGGTTTGCGTGCCAAACTTCATAGTTTCCTCGGCGTAGGTCATTGGTTGCCAAAGACGCTTCCACCAACGAATAAGCCTCACTTGTTTTCTCCCTTGATAAGAGCGATGGCAACGTTAAGAGCATCTACCTTTATGGCTGTATTTTCAGCCCATGACTCACTGGGAGTGTTTGCCATCTGCAGTACGTGGTCAATTAGCAGATTTCTAATGCGGTCACGCTCGGCTAAGGTAGCCTCACGCTTAATCTCTTCAATACGACGTAGGTAATCGTCAAACCCCGTGGTCATCCTTTGCCTCCAGGCTGTGAATGTATTGGGCCAGGCTCTTAATCTTTTCGTGGCGGTAGCCTGACCACTTTTTAATGTCTGTTACTACGATTGGTGCAGCCAGCAAACCTTCTTGCTTAAACTGCTCGGTCAACTCTGGGTGTTCCCGCAAGTCTACCTGAGTGTATTCAATGCCTAGTCTGTCCAACTCGCGTTTCGTCTGGTTGCACTGCACGCATGCAGGGCCAATGTGGTGGACGGTTACTGGGACTTTAGGCATGGAATTCTCCTTGGTAGACTTGCGGGGTACTCAGTGTACCAAAGAGATTTAGCTAGTTCGCCGAGACGAACTCAACTCCAGTGTGATACGGCTGACGAAAGTGCTTATTCCTAGAATCTGTGCTGACACAGACAAGGCAAGCAACTGATTACCTTGACGGTCGTGCTCTTCCATGTCTGCCTGCAACTTAGCCATAAGTTCTTTAGCAACTGATGAGACCATCTCAAGACCATCTGCGCGTCCCTGCTTGTAGGAGTAGAGGTCAGTAACGCCCTCTGCGTGAAGTTCTGCCATCTTGCTCATTACTTCTTCTCCAATACGAGTGCCCAAGTAACCTTCTCAGGAAACATCTGCTCGATGTCTGAGTCAGTCAACTTGCCCTCATAGTAGGCGCCCATTACTGCGTCTTCATCGAGAACAGTAATGGTCTTGAGGCACGCCTCAGCGAGGCCGCGGTCTGCGAGGATTTTGTTTGCAGTGTCTTCATCAAACTGCTTGGATACACGGCGCTGCTTTACAACTGCAGTGGTGCCGGTGCGCTCGTCTCCCACAGGTAGCACAAGGCTGCCCTTTTCGTTTGGGGTGCCGAGGTCTTCGGCGTACGAGATGAGTCGCTTCTTGATAGTAGTGACTCGGTCATTGATTGACTCCGCCTCGTCTTTCAGCGTGACATACTGCTGAACTTCTCGGCGGATGTTGTCCAGATTCTGGTCTGGCTCGTCCTTGATAACTGGCATGTATTCCTAAATTAGACTAAACCCTCTTGAGGGTTGCTAACGATTAGCAATACACACAGTAAGCCTATTCGGCTACGTTGTCAAGTTTCTCGGCAACAAACTTTTCTAGGGCGTCTAGGATGACGCTAGTTACGGTTACACCCAGCGAGGCGGCCTTGGCCTGGGTGGCGGTCCACAGCTCGTCAGATACTCGAACGGTTCTGGTTGGGGTCTTAGGCGCATTTGGCATGTCCCAATTATAGCAAAAACCCAAGGCGCATCATCGGTGTACCTTGGGCTTTGCTCTATGGTATCAGGTTACCTACTTGATGTCAATTACCTTAGGCTTCTTTTCCTCAGGCAATTCCTTCTGGAAGGTAACAGTCAGAAGGCCGTTATTTAGAGCCGCCCCGTTTACCCGCCAATACTCGGCAATAGCCAAGCGGAGGGTGAAATCACGGGCTGCGATTCCCTGGTAGACTACCTCGCCCTCGGGCTTGTTCTTCTTGCCCTTTTTGCCGGTAATTACTAGGACGCCGTCCTCAACGGTGACGTGCAGCTCCTGCTTAAAGAAGCCGGCCACGGCCACGTTAAGCAAGTTGGTCTCCTCGTCAATCTTGACGATATCGTAAGGAGGATAGGCAGGCTTCTCGGCAGTAATCTGCTTGAGGCTGTCTAGGATTGGGGACCAGCCAATGGTCATGCGTCCCAGGTGAGGGAACACATCAAAGATGGTGATTGGCTTTGGTTTTACGGTTTCCCACTGGTGCTTCTTCTCCAGAGGAGGGCTCCAGGGCTCTTCGTGGGGACGGTTTGGGTAGTAGTCGCTGCTGCTGAAATCAGGATGTGATTTTGACATGTTATCTCTTTCGACGATAACTGTGCCCTAGGCATCCCTGCCCGAAGCACAGGTTAATTTATTTGCACCCAATTGGCGTGCAGTAGAAGTATAGCAAAAATGCAAAAACCCCGCCATATAGACGGGGCTCTTGGCTTTAGATGACTAGCTGAGGTTAGCCTTGAGGTCCTGAAGGCTTGCGATAACTGCGTCGATTGCCGAAGCAGCGTCGAAGTCGGTTGAGTCGTCAACAGTGTACCAGTCAGCGTCTACTGAGTCGTCAGCTACGGTGTCGTCAGCAACTGGTGCGTCGTCAACAGCTGGGGCAGCGTCAACTACTGGGGCAGCATCAGCAACAGGTGCTGGAGCAGCGTCAGCGGTAACAGCAGCTGCAACTGGGTCAGCGGCTGGAGCGGCAACAGGCGCAGTAGCGTCTGCTGCTGGGGCTACGGTTGCATCTACCACTGGGGCAGCAACAGAAGCGTCGGTAGCAACAGGTGCAGGAGCTGCAGCGGGTGCGTCTGGGGTTACAGTCTCGTCAGACATGTTTATTCCTAACGTTAGGGGGGATAATAAAACAATAGCAGGCGAGGGACTTATCTGGAAGACATAACGCAAATTAGTCGGATTGTAAATACAAACCAGGTAAGCTCCCCGCCCGCTAACGTCAAACGAAGAATTCGATATTAAGTTATATTGTTTTCTCTGCGTCTCAGAGGCTTATATTTCACCACGACGCAGGAGCACTTGTCAAGTCCCTACTGGGTATTTTTTATGTGCTCGTTTAGTTCTTTGTGAAGCCTGTGAATCTTCTTAGTTAAGGCATGAGTCTTTCCGGCCAGATTAAGAATCTGGTTGTTTACGCCAGAGTTCCTAGTCAGTTCATCGTACTCAATTTGGTAATCGCGCTCTGACTTTAGCTCAGCCATAGCCGCCTGACGGTTCTGCGCAATCATTACAAACGTTGACAGGAAGATGGCCTCTAGGCTCACCATCATTGTCAAGAAGTTGTAAGGGTAAGGGTCAAGCCCAAATAGACCTGTGGCTGTCCACACCGCAAAGATAACGATGTGTAGGTACACAAATGCCATTGAGCCAGCAAACGCCGTAATAACCTCGGCGATGCGGTCACTAATCGTGATGCCTTTAGTTTTCTTTTTTGTTGCTACGTCTGGGAGTTTGGTTTCCATATGCCTCCTAACGCAAATAGAAAACCCGGAGAGCAGTTTTATGCTGCATCTCCGGGCTCTTGTCTATTTAGTTTACAGTGTTTGTACTAAACGCACAAACTTAACGCTGCTTCCTTTAAACGAAGGGTCGTTGAGCGAAATAATTTGTGTAGTGGTTCCCTTTTGGAAACCAGAGTGAATCACTTTTCCGTTACCAATGTAGATAGCGGCGTGGTAGTAAGACGTGGACTTACCATAAGCCCATACCACGATATCCCCAGGCACAGGGTCTTTTACACCCTTGTTGAGGTGTCCCAGCTTATTCGCTGAATGCGGGACATTGATTCCTAGTTGTTCGTATGCCCACATGACGAGACCACTACAGTCCCACCCTGCGGGAGTGTCGCCTGAGAACACGTACCAGGTTTTGCCGATACGGTGTCTTAGTTGACGGATTACAGTCTGGACCTTCTGACCCTCAGCCATAAGGCTGATTTTGGTCATCATGTCAGGCTGCGCAGGTTCCACAACCTGCTTAACGGCTACTGCACTAGCCTTCTGGACAGTCCCAATACTTGCGGAACATCCTGTCATTACCAGTGCTATAGCACCAATTGCAATGAGCTTTTTCATTTAGCGACCTACCTTTCCTTGTTAGTTAGTACTCGGTCGTTTATTGTCAAAGTGACATTGTTACCAATATTCAGTTGTAAGAAAAACCTTACCACAGAATACAGTGCCCTCGGCTGGAATCGAACCAGCGACTAAGAGATTAGAAGGCTCCTACTCTATCCACTGAGTTACGAGGGCGTCGTTACAGAAAGTAACGTAACACACCCGCCGGTGTATCGCAACTTTGTAGTTCACCCTGCTAAATCCGGCGTAATGACGGAGAATAGAGTAGTCCAAGAACTACTGTCGTACACGACTTTCCGCGCCTGCCCGCAAGGGCTCATACATATAACCGCCGCATAATCTGGGGACTCCAAACACTTAAACCTGTATTGCCGCATCCGCGGTAAGAAAGAAGGAACTCATGGTGGCAATTACTGCTCACGATGCAATCCACAACTTCAAAACCTTTGTAGGTAAGCAGCGCGAGGAACTGCCTTGGCTGAACGGTACCGTAAAGGGCTTCCCTAACCGTGTCCACGGCTTCTACGACTGTGCACTGGGCTACTCGTACTTCTCGGGTCTCCGTCCAGTAATCGTCTCGTGCCACGTCCTCCGCGACTTCTGCATCCACAACAAGACCTGGACCACTGACCTCCACGAGGTTCTGCCTGGTGACTGCGTCATCTTTGACTGGGAGTCGAAGAAGGGCCTCGGCAAGAACACCAACACCGACCACGTCGGCATGGTTATCTCTGTTGACCTCAAGAAGAGCACCGTTACTTACGTATCGGCTGACTCGACTAACCCATGCCCTGGCCTGGTAACTGTAAACACCATCAGCACTCTTTGGATTGCTGGCTTTGGTCGTCCAGTCAAGTTCCTTGAGACCCCTACCGTTATCCCAGCGGCTCACCCTGACCAGCAGGCACAGCACAACGCGCCTGCTCCAGCAATTCCACCGCACGACCTTCCAGCGGGCCCAGAGGCCCCTGTAGCCCTCTAAGGAGAAATGATGCTAAGCAAATTGAAAAATGTTCTAAAGCGTTCCGTAGGTATTCTTATCTCGTCGTTCATCCCTGGAATGGCCGCTGGTGCACCAACCGTCGGCTGGTTCCTCGGTGGCGTCACTGGTGTTCTCACCGTATTCTCGTCTGTCCTTATTTACTTCGGCGTTCAGCTCGCTTGGGATGCAACCATTAGCGAGGCCGACATCGAAAAGGGCTTCCGCACTGCGGTTGCTAAGCAGGCAGAAAACAACAAGGATATCAAGGCTGCTCTCGATGAGACTGAGGATGTTCCTGCCGCTCCTGTTGCAGAGGCTAAGGACTTTACCTTGACCACTCCTGCTGCCCCTGTAGTTGAGGCTCCAGCTGCTCCAGCACCTGCTGCTCCAGCTACTGGTCTTGCACCAGACCCATTTGCATAATTAGCAAATAAAATATTAAAAGCCCCATGCAGCTGAACGTTGCATGGGGCTTTTATTATTTAAGCTGACCGAGCAGGGCTCGAACCTGCGACCTAGAAGTTAACAGCTTCCCGCTCTGCCATCTGAGCTATCGGTCAATGTAACTATTACTTAGTTACAAGTCTGCGCTTGATTGCATCAAAAATCTTAGGGCGCTTCTTAGACGCCTTGCCATTCTTGCGGCCGTCGTTGTCGCTCTTCTTTGGGGCTGGTGCCCCGCCTTTACCTTTGGCCATGTTTCTCCTTAGTTGCTGCTTCCCCAGCCGCCACCTTTAAATGATACCCCGCCAACGCGGAATACGCGCTGAAGAGGCACCACGCAGTCAGTGCAGGCTGGCTTTGGGTGGTCGGTCATGGAGTGAGTGATAGCAAATGTTTTGTTGCACTTTGGGCAACGATACTCGTATGTCGGCATCTCTACTCCTAGACTGACGTATCCAATAGGAAAGCACGTAGCGTTCCAATTGTCAAGTCTACTCCGCCCTTATCATTAATGCCCTCGCCGTCAATTACGGCTGCGGCTACGGCGTTCTTCTGCTGTAGAGCATCGAACTGGCGGACCTCGATTGAGCCGTTAATCAGGAAGTCCTGAATTACAATAGTCTTCCACTCTGAGCTAGCTCGGCGAATACGACCATTGCGCTGAGTAGCCAAGCCAGAAGACCACGGTAAATCGTAGTTGATGAGCATGTTTGCTGCCGGTAGGTCAACACCATACCCGCCAGCGTCGCTAGATACAATAACGCGAGTGTTGGGGTCATTGTTGAGGGCATTCTTGTGCTTCTCCTTGGTCTTAGCGTCCAGTTGACCAGTGTAGGTAACGGTGATGTCTCGACCAATTCTGTCGGCAATGAGGTCTACCATGTCTACATACGAACAAAATACCACCAGCTTATTCTTCTCATCTTGCTCCAGAAAGTCTCTCACATAAGCAGCGAAAGTGTCCAGTTTGGTATTAGGTAGTCCGTCTAAGAGTTCCTCTTGGTCCAGCTGGTACGTGTAGGCCGAGCCCTCGCCATTACCCTCGTAGAACTTCTTGGCGCTGACCTTTAGTAGCTCTGGCGAGCAGGCAAGCATCTTAAGCGCGCCTACCTTGGACATGACCTGACCCTGCAGCTCGTCGGCCGGGCCACCCCACGACTTCTCGTAGCCGTAGTGAGCCATAATATTAAACGACTTGCCGAACAGCTGCTGGGCGTTGTCCAGGTCGAGAAGCAGGTCATCCACGATGCGCTTGTAAAGCTTGGCGGTCTTGCGGTCGAGGTGAACCAGCACTGGGTCCTTGTGGATGGTGGACGGCAAGAATGGGGCTACGTCTGGGTCTTTCTGAGCCTTACGTACCGAAGCCTCTTTCATCTTCTCGTGGAGGATAGGCAAGTTACGGTAGCGGTCTACGCCGCCCCAGGTGTTGCGCACGATGAACGTAGAGTCAAACTTGTCAAAGCGCCCCAGTACCTGGTCGTCCACAAACTGCATGATACTGTAAAGCTCTTCTGGCTTGCCGTTTTCTACTGGCGTTCCAGTCAGGGCGAAGCGGTACTCGCAGGTAGCCAGCTTCTTTACGGCCTTGGCTCGCTTGGACTTGAAGGACTTAATAGCCGTAGCCTCGTCTAGGACGATAAAGCCGCGGGGCAGTTTGCTGACGTACTCCCAGTCGTTGACTACCTGCTCGTAGTTCATAATGATGTAGTCCACGTTAGTGGAGCGCCACTTCATCGCGCGGTCGTACTGCTTCTTGCGCTGCTCTGGCGTACCATCGATAACCAGCGGAGTAGAGCCGTTGGTGAACTTCTTGATAGACGCGGCCCACTGGTACTTGAGGCTAGACAGGCAGATAACCAAGCCCGGCTCAGTTACCTTCTCCTCGTCCATCAGGCGCTCGACAGCGGCGATGGTAAGAACGGTCTTGCCAAGGCCTAGGTCGTAGGCTACCAGCATCTTGCCACGGTCGCACATCTTGTCTACAGCCTCAGGCTGATATGGCAGAAGCGTGCCAACGAAACTCATGCAAAAATCCTCATACCGTGCACGCTGTGCTTAGCCGTCTCAAGTCCCTTGAGAATCTCGGCCTTGCTCATGCCGCCCACGTCTTTCATGTCGATGCCCTCGTAGTTAAAGAACCTAACTTCGTAGCCGTGCTTAATGCTGCTCTCCAAGATTGCCTTGGAGGCGTTAACGCCAGACTCGTCGTTGTCTAGGGCAAATACAATCTCGTCAGCCTCACGGATGAGGTTTAGCTGAATGTTCGAAATCATCGAGCCGTAGGTGGATACGCCGCCAGTGATTCCCACTGACTCTAGGCGTACCACGTCCAACGGAGATTCTACTACAATCATGCGTCCGCCGCGATACTGGTTGAGTCCAAACAGGGTGCTGGACTTCTTTACTCCCGCTGGGTAGTTGTTGAAGTAGCGACGGCTAAATCCCTTTTCCTGCCAACCTAGCAATTTGTTCGTGTGCGGGTCGCGGATGGTAGTAATCCAGTTGGAGTGCTTTGGGTCCCACAGGAGCTCCTGCTTGTCCGCTGCCTGCACGGTAAACCCACGTGCCTTGAGCGCGTGCTCAGGCGGCAATGTAAACAGGGCTAGGCGCGACTCGCCAATCTCCGTAACCTCTTTGAACACAGGCTCGTCGTCCTGGTCGTCATCCTGGGATAGCAGGCTAATCCCATCGAATGACAGGTAGAACCAGTCCTTGGCGTCTGCATAGTCCAGTAGGCCGTTGGCATCCTTGAGCCCCTGCACGGTTGCAATAAGCGACCAGATGTTGCCCTTGAACCCGCAGGAGAAGCAGATGTGTGCGCCAGTCTCGGCGTTAATCCACCACGACGGCGTGCGGTCCTCGCGGCCAGTCAGTTCCTTGTGGCCAGGGCACAGCGCCAGAATCTCGTCACCGCGCTCTTGAATCGGCTCAATGTTAAGGCGGGTTAGTACCCGCTCCATCTCGTCTATTCTCATACGTCGTCCGTAGTCATTTCGCGGAACGTACCTGAAGCCCAATCCCACATAAGCGACGCTTCTACGTTACCGCTGTTACGAGCAGCCATAACCTTTAGGATACGGGTGTCGTCCACAGTCTCATCTTCGCGCTCAAGGCCGAATACAACGTCGGCGTCCTGTAGGAACGATGACGAGTAACCAATCGAGTCAGTAGAGACCTTACCCTTTTTGGTTTTCCAGTTCAGGGCCTGAGTAGTGATAACGATTGGACGGTTAGTTCTCTGAGCTAGTCGCTTCAGCGAGCGCGTAATGTTAGTCAGCGCCTGCGGGGTATTCGACTCGCCAGTCTGCTCGTCCATCATCAGGTAGACACCATCGATGACTACGAGGTCAGGCTGCAGGGTCTGAATCTTGCTTTGGATAGCCGAGACGGTGATTCCGTGAGCCGAGTCCACCAGCCAGAAGTTGGTGTCCACCTTAGACATCTCGTCCAGGGTCTCCTTGTATCGCTTCTCTTCATCCGAGGTCAGGTTACCTGTGATGAGGCGGTTGTGCGAGACCTTGGCGCGCATGGAATCGTAGCGGTCTTGCTGCTCACGGTTAGACATCTCAAACGACTGGAACATCGCCGAGAAGCCCTGCTGGTGCACGTTGTCCGAGACCTGCATGGCCAAGGTCGACTTACCAGTCTTTGGAGTTGCGACAACCACAATCAGCTGGCCCTTTTGCAAGCCGTTGGTGACGGCATCGATGGTAGGAAAGCCGGTGGCGATGCCTAGCAGGCCAGGGTTGTTCTTGCGGAATATGTAGTCTTCCCAGCGAGACTCGGTGGTCGTAATCAAGTTCACGTCCGAGGTCTTGTTTAGGCCCTCGTCCTCGAGCCGTACGATACCGCTCTGCATAATCATCAGAGCCGACTCGTGGTTGTTGTTCTGCTGAATCTCGTCCACGGCGGTGCGCAGGGTACTTACGATGGAGTTCTTGCGGCGCTTGTCGATTAGGTCATCGAGCAGGAAGTCCAGCGAGTCGGTGATTGGCTGGATGGTGTAGGTGGGGAAGTTTTCCTTGACTACCTCAGGGCTAGGGCACTCTGCGTACTTCGAGAAGTGATTGCGGAGGAACTTCCAGACGCGCTGGTCCTCGTCGTCCGTAAACCACGCGTCGGATACGTTGTGCTCGAACAGGGTCGACAGGTCGCGGACCTGTATGACCGTGCTGAGCAGTTTTGATTCAGTACTCATAGTGAAGGAAAGTCCAATCCCCATCGGCCGTATCTCAACTGGCGCGATGGAATATCAATAACACCTAGAACTTCTGGACGGAAAGGTAGTTCTGCAACTAGCTTTTCGACCGACTTGTAGGACGAGCCGTAACGAAAGGGATTCGTGCCAATCTTGTCCAAGTGAAGCATTAGCTTAGCGACTTCTTCCTCAGAACGAGTGAAGTCGACCAACTCTAAAGTTACTTCGCGTTTTGTAGTGTACATGTACAGATGACTAAGCACCAAACGGTTGTACTCTAACTTCTTTGCTTTGACCGGAATTACCTTGAGCACTTTCCTAGTGGACTCGTACTCATCGGTAATAACGTCAGTCGTTACTAGCACTCGCCGAGGCATGGCGTTGCTGATGTCGTTGCCCTGCATCACACTACCTCGACTTTGGCATTAGCGACTATGAATGACCGGAAAGCATCTTCGTCTTTCATAGCGGCGTTGAACTCTTTAGGCTCGATGTCCTTAATCCAGTTGAACGGGTACTTACCGTCGTGGATGTCCAGCTTGTCGTGCACGTAGGTCGTGTGCTTGCATACCCCGCGTGACACGTAGCCGGGGCAGGTGCAAGTCAGCATCTCTTCGGTGTCGATGTTGACCTCAAAGATTGATGGGGTGTCTGACTTGTAGCTCATAAACACCTGTAGTAGTCGCTTACCCATTAGGCCCTCAAATCTTTCGCCGAGTTCATGTTTACCCACAAGAACGCTTCCTGAATAAATGATTCGGTTGCGGCACCGTAGTGAGTGCCCCAATCGTTTAGCGCCACATTTGTGGTAACCACCGTAGGCAGTCCGTTGTTGTAGCGGGTGCGCAGGACGTGGTGAAGCATGTTCTTCTGCCAGCCTGAGGCGCTTGAGTGCTCCTTGCCAACGTCGTCTAGGACTAGCAGGCGGACGTTGTAGGCGTCATCGGCTGCCTCGCCCAGAAGGCCGTTGTAAAGCAGCTCGTCGCTAGGGTCGTGGTCCTCCATAATCGACCCCTTTAGGTCTAGGAGGCCGTTGTAGGTGATGAAGTAAGCTGGGCGTGGAACGGCCTTCCCCGGCCCCATACCGACCACAGACGGGTCTACGAGGCGGATTACGTCCTGGATGAGGGCGTTGGCCAAGGTGGTCTTACCGCGCCCTGGGAGGCCGTACAGCATCATTCCGAGGCCGCAGGTCTCTTTACCCTCAGCACGGACTATTTTGCCCGCATAGAGCGTTTTGAGCCATTTGGAGATGATTCCCATAGGCTCTGGGTCCACGTCCTTGCAGTCGTCCAGAGTCCAGCCAATCTTGCCTGGCGGGACGGCAGCGGTCTTAACCCAGGTCCTGCGGCGCGCAGGGAGTTCGTCAGGCTTAAACATCGTCATCCTCCAAAAGGGCTAGCTTCTTGGACACACGGGCGCTGTCTTCAACGATGGCGGTCTGGATGTCCTCTGCCGATACTACCTGCTCGCGCGCAGATTGCAAGAGCATCGGCGCTTTGTACATGAAAGCGTGCCACAAGTGGTTGCCGTCCTTGTACTTTTCGGCCTTGAGAGTCGAGAAAAACATCTCAATCATCTTGAGCTCGAGCGCGCCGTTGGTGTCGTGCTGCTTGCGAAATACTCCGAGAGACTGCACAAAACGCGACTGGGTCACGCTGAACGGAGCAATGCTCCAGAAGTCTGCCATGCGAGTAGCAAACTCGTAGGCAACGTCCTTGCTGGTCCAGTGCAGAGGTTCAACCTGTGAGCGGTGAGTGTTGCGCTTGTCGGCGGTCTTAGCCTTTGCCTCTGCGTACTCAGCCTTCTTCTGAGCCATGTGCTTTTCGCGCTCGCGGATTAGCTCGTCATCACCAGAGGACGTGCTATCAAAGAAATCGTAACCCACGCTTTTGCCTTCCTCTCCGACCTCGTCGGAGAAATATGTAGCATTTCTGCTAGTACTAGCAATACTGCTATTGTAAATACTGCTTATTGGCTGTACTGCTACTACAGCTATACCAGACGTTACCACTGTGGTCACGTCGGACGTTACCAGTTTGACATTGGTTCCGCCGCCAACAAGCTTCACAATTTTGATGTGATTGTGCTCTCGTAGCTCCTTTAGGATGGCCAGACTTTTTCGTCTGCTAACTCCTTTTTCCATCAGGGTACGGTAGTTAATCCGAACGTGCGGATTTTGGGTAAAGTAAACTAGCCAGTCCATAGACTGGCGGCTGAGTGCCGGCATTTTACTGTAGGCCCTTGAACTTCTCTACGAGTTCCTCAGCGACCTTATTAGCGAAGATGGAAGCCATCTCCTCAATAAGCGCCTTTAGCAAGTCACCAAGGTCGTCAATAACCTCGGCCGACTCTTCCTCGTATTCCTCGGCTTCGGCCTCTTCATCAGCCGCGAGCGCCTCTTCAATCGTTGCCTCAAGGTCTTCAAGGCTGATTCGGCGACTGCGTGAGGGCTCTGATACAGGCGGGGTAATAGGCTCATCGCTAACCTGAGTCTCTACCTCAGGGATGTCTGCCACTACAGGCTCAGCAATAGGGGCTGAGTTGAGAGCAATCTTCATAAGCCCGTCGGTCAGGTCGTAGGCTAGGATGTTGTTTTCCTGAGCCACCGAGGCCGCCAACTGGCAGTCTGGGTCTTCGTCTGACCAGAGCATAAAGAACTTAATCTCGCTGTCTTTGTGCTCTTTGAGAAGGGTCTTGTAGTCGTTGCTATCGTAAGCGACCCACGGGATGTTCTTTGATTCTGCAAGCTGCTGGGACCATACCTGGCCATCTGAGGGCTTGTCTTTATACACGGAAGCTAGGGCTACGGAGTCCATAGCCTCTACCATGTCAGTGATTAGGGCCTCTACGTTAGCCCTGGTTGTCTTGCCATTTCCAATAACCGCGATGGTTACTCGTCTCATGATTTCCTCCTTTGACGGAGATTTCATAGTAGGCCTAAGTTAGGGAGTTGTCAACTAACCGAGATTCCAACGAACAAAGCGTATGGCGCGCCCAGCGGTAGATAGTCAGGAAGCACCGTGCTTAGTCGCTTGGTGACTGTCGTACGGTTGCGGTAGTAGAGGCTACGGCCGTTGGTTGCATCGCCGTTTTCCCAAAGCAGGTCGTCAGTCTGGTAATAACCTGTAGAGCCGTCAAAGTAGTCCTGAACGTACGAGGCAACCTCAAACAAAACGGCATCCAGGTAGACTAGGTGAGTGTTAGCCGTAGTGTAGGTAAACTCAATCTTTGCTTTTGTAGCGTTAGAAGGCGCAGTGCTCAGTACAGATACTCGCTCCCAGACGCCCGAGGCTAGAGTAACTGAGGTTCCAGTTGCCGTAGAAATCAGAGTGTCCGAGGAGTCGTAGTACAAGACCGAAGCGACTACTGAGTCCGTGGCCGGGCCCTGGGCGTACGCGCTTAGAGCGTACGGTGCTCCACCTACTACTGAGATTAGAGATTCGCTCTGAGATACCACGGCAGAAGTACCCGAGGCGGCTACCTTTAGCGCGGTAGTGCCGACCTGGCTGGTCATGGTGTTTACAGACAGAGTACCGCCAGTAGCAGCCCAGTTGGTGGTTACGCTAGCAAAGCTAGGATTCTTAGCAAGATTAATACGGTTAGCGCCCATGTAGATATCAATACGGCGGGCGTCTACGTAGTTAGTGGCCGACGAGCTCGCCTCAAACTGAGCGGCGTCAAAGTAGTGAATCTCCCCGCTGGCTGCGCTAGTGATGGTGATGGAAATACCTGCGTAAACAGCGTTAGAAGGCGCGGTGCCTGTAACATACGCCCTAGTCCAAGCGCTAGTCGAGTTGGTGGTTGCGTGCGCCCCAGAGTCGCTGATAAGACTGCCTGAAGAGTTATACCAAGAAATGTCCAGGCTTACTGAACGCGTAGTAGTTTTAGCGCGAGAATAAATACTGAAGGTGTAGGCCGTGCCGGCAACTACAGGAATACCGGCGGTAACTGGGTAGTCCATGCCTACACCAAACTTAGTAGTGCCCGAGCCGCCTACAGCCTTAAGAAGACCATTAGTTCCGTTAGGGTAGTTGGCCGGAGACGTTGACTCTAGGTACGGGGTTACCGCCGGAGATTCTCCAGCGCCGCTGACGGAGGAAATGGTGCCGCTAACTAGCGTCCCCCAGTTACCTACAGTGTTCTCAAATGACGAGTCCTCTACCGTGAGCATCAGGTTTTTAACTGAGCCAAGATAGGTGTTATAGCCAGAGAACGCAGAGGCGAAGGTTTTTAGGCCGTCAATAGAGCCGCGCTTCAAGTAAATATTAGCCGCGTTTTGCAAGAGGCGGCGGCCCTGCTGGATGCCCATCTCGGCTTCATAGGTAAAGCCAAACTCGTTCATTAGAGCAGGTATCAGTCTGCCATTAAGATTGGCAATATCGTATCGGCGCTTAACATTTTCTGCGTCAGTCTTAAACGCGTCGTACTCAAAGGCAAACATGGAAATGAAGTTATAGAGGTCTGAGTTAACTTCGGCAATAGGGCTGCCAGCGGCGTCTAGGCCCAGGCTTCTATAAATGAACGGCAGATATGAATACATCAAGTCAGCAGTGCCGTAGTTCTTTACAACCGTGCCGATTACAGAAGCGGCGTCAAACCACTTGCCGTCGCTAGTCCTGCGCACAAAAATACCGTAGTAGTAATAATGACCTTCGACCAAAGGAGAGGCGGTCGAGCCAACATCCCAGTACGAGTTACCGGCAGCTCCGGGCTCCGCAGACAGAAGAAGAGACCCATCATCTGGAGTTACAGGAAGTCCAAGAGGGTTACGGACAAGGTGAAGCAGGTCCCAGTCTCCGGTAGGCGTTGACCAAGATAGGCGTATGGTGGATACCTGAGTAGAGTCAGCAATTTTAGATGGGTATACTAATCCATCTTTAAGAAAACCAGGAGCAGACTTAGCGGTGAAAGGGCGGGCGTCAAACTCAATAAGAGCATCCGGACCGTATTTAAACAGTCCGTAAAAACCATTGCCGTAGAGCGCCACTTAAAGGTCCTTTAGCCGAATACGTAGTTGAGAACGTATAGGTTATTGATGTCGTTGGTAAGCTTGGTGTCAACTAAGCCGCCGGCAGGGGTTACGTAAGCAACTGCTGTGCCAGCAGAGTTTTGCCACTCCTGTAGGTTAGCAGACTGGCTAGCCGCGCCCTTGATTACGAGGCCCTTAACGCTAGATGCCGACGAGGTAATAGTCTCGCCCCCAGCCTTCTTAATGTACTGAGTGTGCGAATCAGCAACGATACCGATTTCAATATTGGCAAGGCGAGCGTTGAGGTCGGTGAACTGGTTAGATAGCGCATTAAATGAGGCGCTAGGATTTGGAGTAGTAGACGTAAATGGGTTAAGGCCTAGCGCAGTGCCGATAGCGATAACCTCATTCTGAATAAGATTAGGGTCAGACGCCTGAACAACAGTAGTGCCGTCTACCTTAGTGGTAAACGTAATTGGTGAGTTAGGATAATTTGCCATTTTGCTCCTTAAGCAATTCCGCCAACAGGGGTAATAACGAAGTTACCGGCCGTAGGAATCTCATTAACGTTGCAGATGATAGTTTCTACAACGATTGTTACGGCGTTGGCGGCTCCGCTAGGGGTGGTGCTGGTCAAGTCTCCGCCAATGCTGGCGTAAGAAATAGTGGTGCTTCCCACCGCAGTTACCACGGCAGACGTAACGTCTACGTTGCTGCTGCCATTTGCTGTGTTAGTAACTCGAATGTTTTGCCCTACGGTCACATTGTGAGCGGCCGAGGTCGTAATAGTGGCTACGTTAGAGGTTCGCGTGTAGCTGTTCACCGTGAACGACTGCTCTAGGGTTTGCTTGCGTAGTCGAGTAACCACAGAGTAATCAACTCCAGGTACGGCAGAAATTGCATTTAGAATGTATTGAACAGGAATACGGTCAGCAAAGAATGAGTTATCCTGAGAAACCAGGTCCTTTGCCGCGGCCATTGCTGCGGAGGTTACGATGTCCTGTCGATACTGCGGCAGTACGTTAACCGTAACTTCTAGGTCAATTGGAACGTAAGTTGGCTGGGTGATGGTCAAGGTGACGTTTGGAGCCACTTTGTCCACGAAGTATGCGTAAACGTCATTAGCAATGCTTGTGAAGGCGGCGCTCGGACCACCTACATTGTCTACACCTGAGTCTCCAAATGGAGCCATGTACAGGGTCACGCTGTTAAAGGTAGAGGCGGTAGCCACTGCTTTAGCAACCCCGCTAACCTGTAGAGCAAGGTAAGCGTAGTCCTTAAGAGAAACTGCGCGACGAAGGGCGCGCATAGCAAGCGGGGCATTGTTGCGGATAGAGTCAGTAGACTCCTCATCAGCGCCTCCAGCTGCTGCAACGTTGTTGGATACAAGAACTCCGCCAGTAACGTTACTCAAGAAATAGGTAAGAGAACCAGCAGCTACGTTACCCGCAGCGCCTGCGCCTACTCTATAAGTGGCAGTAATGGTTCCAGCCACGGGAGGAATACGTCCACCGATGCCGTCTCCAAAGACTACATAGGTATAACCATCCGCGTCGTTGACTACGGTAAATACTGGGTCATAGATGTTGTTCTCAATTAGAGAAGAGCTATAGCTGTAAGGAACGCCGTTGACAGATACCTGGATGCTGTTCCAGATAACCGGAGAATTAAATAGCTTAAATACCTGACTAGGTGCACCAGTAGATACGCCCAAAGGCTCATCAGCAATTGTGTATCCCTGAGTAGCGTTAACCGATACAGTTCCATTGACGCCCCCGGCCGCCGCAGGTACTGTGGCGTCGGTATCCGTCTCAAAGATAACCTGCGTAGAGATGCCGTCTACAACAGTAGTGGTTGCAATTTGAGTTCCTGCCGGAACAACAACGTCAGCCCCGGTTGTGTTAGTAAAGGTCAGAGATACTATTGCCGCAGAACTTGGCGTAGGAGTGTAACCAAGAAGTGACGCCATTTGCAAGACACTCTCGCGCTGGCTGGCCGTAGAAATAAAGCCTTCGTTGGTAGCGCGGTCGATGTAAAAGTTAATAAGGTCGCCCATGTATGAGAACAGGTCAACCATGGTAATGCCAAAATCGGCAGGGTCTCTGGTAGTCCACGCCGGGTTGAAGGCCGGAATTAGATTTATCAGGTCCTGGCGAATAGACGTGTAGTCGCGAGAAGTGTAGTCAATCTGCGGAACGTAATTAATCTGGTTATTAGCCACGGGTCAACTCCAAAATCAGGTCTCCCGAGCGACTAAAGATAGCGGTGTTAAAAGTCACGGTATCAGTTTCTCCAGAAGGCAGTGTGTACAGCAATGTCACTTCTAGGGTGCCGGTTGTATAGTCATATACGGGGGTTATACCCTTTAATTCTAGGGAACTTAGCCACTTATTGAAGGCGATACTGATTGTTTTGGTAGCAATCTCAGAGGCCAAATCAGCGTTTTCAAACACCGTAGACGCGATATCACTGCCAAAGCTAGGTATCATCAGGCGCTCGCTAAAGCGAGTAAGCAGCACCATCAGCACTCGGTCGCGCCACATGGTCTTGCTATCGATAGTCGTGTTTACCTGCCCGAACTCGTTAAATTTAAAGGGCAAAGATACTACTGAGCTGTTCATGCTAGTCCAATCACTAATGGTAAGTTCATAATTAAGCCGTCGTGTCTCCCATAATTATCCAGGAATTTGAGGCGATTTTTACTAGAGACGCGGCCGAATACTGGGCGCGCAGCTTGTTTCCTGGGGTTCCGTAGACGACAGCGGGGCTGGTGGCCGAGATGGTTACCTGACCAGTACCCAGCTGTACAACGTCTACAACGCTACCTACGGAGAATGACACGCTGTCAGTAGGGACAACCAGCGATATCGCGCTAGAGTTTGTAAGAGTAACTAAGCCGCCTAAATCCGTAGTTGCCAGGGTGTATGAGGTACCCGACTGAGCATTAATAGACAAAACAGGGCTTGCTGAAGGGCCCGTAGGACCGGTAGGCCCAGTTGGGCCAGTAACCGTAGAGGCGGCTCCAGTAGGCCCTGTAGGGCCGGTGGCACCTGCTGGTCCAGTAGGCCCTGTAGGGCCGGTGGCACCTGCTGGTCCAGTAGGTCCTGTAGGGCCGGTGGCACCTGCTGGTCCAGTAGGTCCTGTAGCGCCAGCCGGTCCAGTAGGTCCGGTTGTTCCACCACCGCTAGAGCCGGCTGGTCCTGTAGGCCCAGCAGGGCCTGTAGGGCCGGCAGGGCCAGTAGGGCCAGTAGCCCCGGACCCAGACGAGCCGCTAGATACAGACCCTGTCCACAGGGGGTAGTTAGGGTCTCCGCCTTCAAATGCGGCCCAAATGGAAGTACCGACAGCAGGATTAGAAGCGCCTTTAAGGATGGGCCAGGCCCAGTCCGTAGTGCTTTGCCCTAGGACCTGAGGAATCATTAGGCGCAATCTGCTAAAGCCTTCAGGGTCGTGGTTATCTACTACAACGGCCCTATAAAATCCGGAGTACTTAGCCTCGTGCATTTTGTGACCCCGCCTTGATAACAGATGCAATAGACCTTCCTACAGGCGGCTTAGGCGGAGTTAGGTTAGCTACCGTACCCTTCCATATAGCCGCTGATACAGCCTTGTCAGACGGGGCGGCTCTGTTAACGCGCTTAACCAGCTGGCTAGACTTAGATGGCTTTAGATTAAGTAGCGGAGTCTTCAATGTCGTGCTTGGCTTAATACGTGTATTACGGACGTTAGGGATAATCTGCCGTACTTGTCTATTACCTGGCGCAGAGTTTGCCGTGGTCCCATTGAGGGCGCCCAGGGAGTCGGTACCAACAGTTACAACGCTGGTGTAGGTTTGGGTGTTTATTGACTTCTCCATTACCTGGTGTTCTACGCCTAGAACTGACCAGTACCCAGAGTAAAGGTTTCCGACGCCGGCTAGATATACCGGCATTCCAGGGCGGAGTACGCCTCTGCCATAGACCTCAGCAGTAGCGGTGTAAGGGAACACGGTGTTGTGCTCTGCGCTAGTTGCCTCGTGGATAGCTGTCGTGTAGCTGTTTGCAACTACAGTAGTAGCGTGGCGGTCAAACAACTCAGCGTTTGATAGCTGCCTGGTAGTTGCTGAGCGGTTCTGCTTAGTGTACTTAAAGTACTGCCCTGTGGTCGGGTCAATACCGGCCACAGAAGTAGCGGCCTTTTCAAAGCCGTTAGTAGATAGACTCTCGCCAACTATAGGCCTAAAGTTATAGATAGGGTTCAGAGGCATAAAGCCGGCGTCAACCTTGGTGAAAGACAAGGCTTCGCTAATAAGTTCTGTAAAGTCCTGAAGCAATGGCTGGAAATACAGCGCCGTATTCTCAGCGCGGAGCGAGTAGCCTGCCTGCTTGGCAAGCTTAACCATAAACTCCCAGTCAGTAAGGCCGGCCTGAGCCACCTGCTTATACACGCGAGGGTGCGGGGTAGCCCTATACGAGAAACCGTAGCGCTTTGCAATGTCCGTAATAATCTGGTCTGCGGTGGTGTTGTAATAAACCCTCTGGCTGGACTGGCGCATTACGTAAGATGCCCCAATAAATCCGACCTCAGTTACGTGCATCTGCGCTTCCTGGTAATTCTTAATGTCATGCACGTAGCCGTAGAACTCCTTGCCGTCTACAGTTACGTGCATCAAAGAGCCAGGCTTAACCGCGGCGGGACTGACGCCCCAGTCGCGGAAAGTAAAACGACCGTAGTCATGCTCATACATGCGCTGCCTAAAATTAACGCTGTAAATCCTAGTTAGCTGTATATTGCTATTAGGAAAGGTTACAGAAGCAAAGCTAGACATTAGGTATCCTAAGCACCTTGCCGGCCGGGATGTTCTGATGGTCGTCTATCTCAGGATTGTATTCGGCGATAAGCCACCATCTCTCAGGGTTTGAGTAGAAGGTCATAGCAACCTGGTCCAGTCGGTCTCCGTCTTTCCAGGTGTAGGTCTGGTAGTTAATAAGCCCGATGTCGCTGAACTCGTAAAACACGATAGGCGCGGCATCCTGTGAAGGGGTAAAGGACACGAAGTCCACTACAGAATCTTCATATCTAGAACCTAGGTAGATGGTCATTACTTATCCTTTCTACTTAACTGGAGTTGTTGCCGTAGAGGTGGTTGAGGCTGAGGTGTCAATAGGAGCCGCAGTCGTTGCGGTTACCGTGGCCTTCTGAGCCTGGTTCTGAATACCAGCAGTAGCCAGGAGCTGTAGAGACATAGTTACATCCGTGCTGATAGGAATCATGTCCACGGTAAACATCTTGTGAGTAACGCTAAGGTTATTTACGTATCCGGCGTACGACAGAGGACCAATGTCAATGTTGACAAGTGTAGGCTGTAGGAAGCCGATGTCGGCGGTCTTTTGTCCGCGGCCATTTACCCACGCCTGAGTAGTAGAGCCAGCCGGGCCAACTCCGTTAATAGTTCTGTACAGGAACTCAAGGTCAGCGATGGTTCCGCGCTGGAATAGGTCCACGAGCTTGTCTTGCATGTCAATTCCTCCGACGTTAGTGCTGGAGGTAAATCCAGTTCCCTGGGTGTAAAAAGGAATAAAGTCTTGGACCTGGTCGCGAGTTACAAAAGGAAGCAGAGTCTTTCCATAGGCAACTTGAGAGTTAGGGTTGTTAGTGTCAGTGTTTGGAGTACTAAGCTTCGAGGCAGCCGCCGCAAAGTCGTTAGTTCTGTCCAAGTGGATGGTAATAGTAATGCTCTCAGTTCCTGGGAAGAAGCCAGCGCCGCCGAGGAAACGGTCACCAGCCGACGGTGTAGAGTCCATTTGGACCGATACAGCGGTATTAAAGTCAGTAGGGTTCCATAGGAACTGGAATCCAAACTGAGTGTTATTTCCGTTCTTAGTGGTAATGTATTTATCGGTAGCTCCGCCGCCAGCGTTCTGAGTCAGCTGGATGCTAGGGTCATTCCACTTCCACCAAATACGGCCACGGCGGTACATGTCACTGTGCTGTTTTAGCGGGGCGCTGCTAAAGTCGTTTCCGCTTAGGGTCCTAGGCAGGCTCCACTTGTGCGGAGGAAGATTCCACGACCACTTGTTAGGGTCAACAGTTTCTGGAGGAGTGGCCGGAGGGGTAGGAGTGGTGCCCTTCGGGCCCTTGCCTGTTTTTTTACCCGTGCTTGGCGGAACAGGGGGCGCAGGAAGCTGGAAGTAGCCCTTGTACCAACTGGCGTTGGGGTCTCCGGCGACCTTTAAACCAATGTTTTGACTGTTGTTAAATGTAGCGCCCTTTGCAGAATAAGCCTGGCGGGCAGCCTGGCTGTTCTCTACAAAAGTTCCAGTAAACTGGCCCTTAGAATTGAGCACAGGAATCTTAGTAGTGGAGTTAATTTCGTAGACAATATTAGGGTCAGTAATAGTAAATATTGTACCGTCAGCTGCGTTCTTGGCTTCCCTATTCAGCTCATTCTGAGCAATAGTCTGGCCATCAGAGGTAGTAAACGAAACAGTAGTAGTACCATTACTGTTTTTTCCTGAGCGCCCTGAAGGGTCACTGCTTGTATTACCAGTATCTGCCATTATCTAGTCACCGCCATATTAATGTGGTCCTGTTCATCTAGAATGCGCTTTACTTCGCGCGCGAGTTTCTGCTCATTTACAACCGAGCCGGTAGGCAGGTTAATATTTACAGTTACATTTCCGTAGTTAGCTCCTGAAGAGCTGGCTACTACGCTGCTGTTTCCAGCGCCGCCGCCTGCAGGAGTAGTAGGCACGTTAGAGAACGCCGAGGCTCCGCTGCCAAACAGGGAGGCGCCTTGAGTCTTAAACAACTGGTGTGTAGCTGATGTGGCTGAAGAAGCAGTAGCAGTAGGTGCTTGTCCGCCTCCACCAAATAGCGTCATAGGGTCGTAGACGTTGCCCTTAGGGTCCTCTAGAGCAAGGTGCAAGTGAGCACCAGCAGGGCCGGCAGGATACACTCCACCGCTGTGGCCGCTAATACCGATAGGGTCTCCAGCGTTTACAGTTTGGCCATCACCAACGAGTTGGTTAGTCAAGTGACCATAAACCGTAAGGCTTCCGTCACCGTGGTCAATACGGACCATGTTGCCGAGGTCTCCCTCAACACCGGCCTTCTTAACCTTTCCAGGCTTTACTGCATAAACAGTTGTACCGTCTGCCGCACGGAAGTCCACGCCTCGGTGCCAGCCGCCATGGCGGAAAGCGGCGGCATTGTGGAACTCACCGTTCTTATTAATAATAAGTTTGCCCTGTAGCGGGTCATATACGCTAGACATTGGCTGGCTAGAGTCACCAACACCAACAGGGGTTCCAGGGCCTGCACCTGAGCCCATACCGTTGCTTCCGCTACTAAGTGGGTATTCCTTTTTCCACTTAGCCAGCGTTTCTGGATTTCTAAGACCCAATGCGGCTCTAGGAGAAGATGAATAGTCTTTAAGCCATGCCTTGTAGTTGATACCAGCAGCTGTAAATGCTTTTTGAGTTTCACTACCTACCCACATAGACCCTGCATAAAGTACTGCTGCGCCTCCGGCAAGTACCGCTGCTGGAGCTGCAACAGACGCAACAGCAGTTGTAGCCGCTACGCTCTCAGCAGCAGTTCCGGCGTCTAGGGCGGCTGAGGTTTCAGCTGAAGCGGCGGAGGCGCTTGCCACCCCTTTAAACAGGCCACTTAAAGCACTTCCTACAACACTGCCAAGACCAGAAAGCAATGTGCCTATTGAGTTATTAAATCCAGCCGAGAAAGTTTTAAGGAATGCGAGGTCGTGTACAAGACCACCAAATTCTTTAACGTGAGCAGCAAACAGGTTGGCCGCTGCGGTTAGCCCGTTGTTCGCATCGATTACTCCAGAAACGCCGCTCTGGGTATAGGCGTTAACAGCGTTGTATTGAGCTGAATATAGGTTGCTGTATGACTGAGCAACTGCAGAGCTTGCGCCTGTAGCAACAAGAGAAGACTTACTTAGTGTCCCGCCGCTGGCCTTTTGTAGAAGAGCCGCTACAACGCCTTGACGCAGAACAGGGTCGTTACCGAAATACTGGTTAAGCATGCCATCGAGCGAGTTACCAGGCTGAAGCGAAAACTCGATGTCAGAAGTTTTAATGGCTCCGCCAGGTCCCTTAATCTTATTTAGGTATTCCCAAACCTGGTCGGCAATTTGCTGCGGGCTGTTCATGGTGCCGTTAGAACCACGAACCTGGATGCCAAGCATACGAAGTTTATTTACAGACTGGGCCTGGTTAAGGGCTACAGTTGCCTGCATACCGCCCTCAAGGCCTGCTCCAGGCATAAGATTAGAGAACATTTGAGCGCCGGCAGATACGTTATTGTATCCTGGAGCTCCAGGCATCATTCCGCTACTAGCACCCATCATTACAGCGCGAGCAGCGTCTAGCGGGTCAGTAGCAGTTCCGCCGTTCATCATGCTTTGGAATAGCTTGCCACCGGCCACAAATCCGGCGTTGCCGCCCGTGCCCATGTAGAACCCTGCACGGCGGGCGGACATGTCATTCTCAATGTACTGCTCTGGCTGAATAGCCTGAAGAGTGGCCATTGCCCCTGCGCCCAGCAGTGTTTTTGCGGCTCCCCACAACGCGCTTCCAAAGGTGTTACCGCCGCCACCGTTATTGGAGCCGCCTCCGCCGCTTTCTTTTCTAGCGGCCTGCTGGATAAATCCGCTAGGCGAGCGGTCCCCGACAGCAACGGTGCCCTGGTCCATAAAGGTAGCTATGGCCTTAGAGCCAGTAGCTCCCGTAGCAGCGGTTACAGGGGTTGTAGAGAAGGTGTCCGGGGACATCGGGTTTGCGGCACCGCCGCCGCCCTTGATGCCCTTCATGTTGGTCAGGATTTCGGCAGAGAGCTTCTTAGTCTTCTCAAGTGAGATATTGAGCTGCTTAACGGCATCGTTAAGGTCGACAATGATGCGCGTGCTCTTGCCGCCCTTGCCCCCCATGTTCATGTCGCTAAGCGTACTCATACCTAATTACTCCTGTTTCTACCAGCTCTGGCTATCCAATTCATACGTTCTCGCATTGACATGCCGCGGATATCGGCAAGCGTCCATCCAGTAAATGCGCGAGATAGTATTTCGTATTGGTCCAGTAAGTGCTCGTAGTCTTCTTTTCTATAGACGAAACAAGTCTGACAACGACAGCGGCATAGGAATGTCCTCGCCGCATGCCTCGCAGGTCGTCTTCACCTCCCCGAGGCGTGGGCCCGGGTTACGCTTAAGAATCTCAGCGACAATCTTTTCACGGTCTGCCATGCCTAGGCGTAGAACGCTAGACGCTCCTATTGACGGCACGCCATTGATTGACTCAATGCAGCCTGCCAGCAGAATGGTGTTTACCTCAGCAGGGGTCTTGTCGAGGTTCTCGATAAGCTTCTTCTGAGTTAGGCCGTTAGGTAGTCCGACAACAATGATGCCGCTCTTCTCTGAGGTGTAAGTAAACTTACGTCCAGAGATAGGGTCATCCAGGCCAATGACAGGTACGTCAGTGCTCAGGTTTACGGATACCGAGAGGTCGCTCTTGCAGTGTGGGCATGGGAACTCAAAGTCCACGTTGTCACCAAAGGTGGCTCTGCGGATACCGATAAGGATGGCGTCGCGGTCTCCACTGAGGAGCTTGTCGAAGTCGTCCTTGCCCGGCTTTTCCATGCCGATTGAAACAAGCCCGCGCTGCAGCATTACAATGAGGGCTCTACCTGGGGACCCGGCTTTAGAGATGGCTTCTTCGTCCAGCCCGTTTAGCTCGCGTACTTCGGCGTATTTCACGAGGCTACCGTCCCCGGCGATAAAACCGCCGGGGAGGGTAACGTCCGTGCTTGATGGAGGAACAGTCTTAATTTCGACTGCCGGCTCCGTGGTAATTTCTTTAGTTAGCTTCTCGATGACCGATGGGTCAGTTACCGTATATTCAGACATTTAGTACTCCTAGTTAATTATTTAAATAATACCACGAGGTATTATCTGCTTATTTGCTACTTAGTCAGGTCTACGTTGTCACCAGCAAGGGTGAACGAAAGGCCTTCGTGTGCAAGGGTGATGGTCTCCATCATGACTTCGTTGCCCTGAGCGTTCAGGTCAGTGAAGTTCAAGGTGGTGATGAACGCGTTGTAGACGTTAATCTGCATCTTGTATGCCGATGGGTCAATCAGGTCGTTGTTTGCCAGACCAGGGGTTCCGACCAGTGGGTGGTCCAGAACGTAGATGGTGAGGTTGCAGCGGAAGGTCTGACCGGTGGTCAGAGGAACTCCCTCGCCCGATACTGCGGCGAAGAGGCTCTTCATCCAGTTGATTGACTGGTCCTGGCCGTAGATAACACCACGGGTCAGGGTGATAGGGCTGAACGAGGTCATACCAGGAATCTGGTGCAACGTGGTGTTCATGCCGCCTTCACGGTAACCAATAGCGTTGGTCGAGATAGAAAGACCCGACACCGAGGTAAAGCCGCCGCTGAACTTCAGCGGAGCATCGACGGTGCTGCCTTCAGTAGTGGTGAATTCCACAATGAACCGGAAATTTCTTAGCGGGTCAGTTTGGATAGTAGAGAAGCGCTTTAGAGTGCTCTTCGCTGTGGTTGAAGGTTGAGTTGCCATTATGGGTCTCCTAGGCGATAGTTACAACAGCGCCGCTGTCGTACTGGCTAATACGGATAACTACGAATTCAGCAGGGCGCTGTAGGGCGACACCAATTTCGATGTTTACTTCGCCGTTGTCGATAGATGCCGAAGTGTTGTTCTCGGCGTCGCACTTAACGAAGAAGGCTGCTGATGGGGTAGCGCCACGGAGGCCGCCCTGACTCCAGAAATCAGTCAGGAATGCGTTTACCGAAGCGGTGATTCGACGCCATAGACGGAAGTCGTTTGGCTCGAAGATTGCGAACTGGGTGAGGTCGCTGAGTGCCTTGTTCAAGTAAATCAGGCTGCGGCTGACCGATACATAGCGGTCTGCGTAGCCAGGCTTAATTGTACGAGCGCCCATAATTACGATGCCTGAGCCAGCTACGTAACGGATTGCGTTAACAGGGGCGTAAACGGTGCCGTTGTAGGTTCCACTGTTAAGAGCGTCCAGGTCAGCGTTGGTCAGCGGAGCTACCGAGACAACACCCGAGATGCGAGTGCCCAAGCCTGCAGGAGACTTGAATACGCCGCGCGAGGCGTCGGTTGCAACAATCTGGCCAACTACTGCTCCACCAGAAGGTACAACCTTAGTTGCGCCAACTGCCGAAGTGGTAGGGTCTGGAATGGTCAGGCTAGGGTAGTAGACCGCTACCTGCGATGAGGTAGTGTAGGCTCCAGCCAGGGTGAGCTGAGCCGATACGGTGTCCACGATAGGGTCAACTACCAGGAAGATATCGTTACGAGCGTCGATGTAAGTAATAACGCTGTTGATATCAGTCGAGTCGGTTAGGCCAGGGATGTTCAATACCATCGGGGTGTTGATGGTGTCAAACGCGCTCACGCCGGCTGCAATGTTTGCAGTGGTAAGAGCAGTTCCGTTCGAGCCGCTAGATAGCGACAGGTTGCTAGCAGTAGCAGGGTTGTCGGTCGACTGGTAGCTGTCGCTTGCGTTTGCGTCTGAAGCAGTCAGGTACGCAGACGAACCATTGATTACGTGGATTGCGTAACGGGTGTCTGCGACGTTCATGCTGATGTCAGTAAAGCGCTCTACGATGTTGGCCGCGCCGCTGCCGCCGCTGTAAACTACGAGGTCAAAGTAGTCTGCACCGAGGGTCGAGGCAAGGATGCTGACGTTGAGGGCATTGCCCCAAGCGCCTACGCTCTTTGCGGTCAGGGTCAAAGTAGCTGCTGGCGAACCGTTAGTGTCATTAAAGGTACGGTGAGCTGCTACAGCATCGCTAGCTACTACACGGGTAATGTAGCACTGGCTTCCGCCGTTCGAGAAGAACAAGTAAACAGCGGTGGTTACGTCATTGTTGGTGCCCCACGAGCCGAAGAGGCTAGTGTATTGCGACCACGATGATACTAGGGTAGGAACGGTAGGGCCCTTGTCAGTTGCGCCCATGAAGGCTGCAACAGAGGTAGAGGCTGAACCGGCTACTGGCGGAATAAGGTTGAGGGATTCCTCAACGTATACGCCTGGACGTAGGTACGTCATTGGGGTTTCTCCTTGTCAATAGGGTTAAGAGGGGGTAACGAATATTAAATTGGTTGTAGGTCGATTGGGATATGAGTCGGGTTGTTGTTGATGACGACGGTCTCAGCGACTCCTAGCTGGGCGTAGGCTGCTGCGTTTCCTTCGCTGGTCACAGAAATCGTGAACACATTGCGGTACAGGCGCTTCTCGTCCTGGACCAGGTCCCGTTTCTGGAACTCTTCCAACATCATGTGACGGTAAGTCACGTTGGTACCCGCGTCATCTGGGATGGGCAGGTAGCCTTGCTTTGCTGGAAAAATGTTATTAAGAATGTATGCCGAAATCTGGCGGTCGTGGACCGGGTGGCGAGAGTAGGTAACTACCTGGTACATGATGTCGTAGGAGACAGGAACCGAGTAACGGTATACAACGCCGTCTGCCTCAACCTGGGTGCCCTGCTTGGTGGTGTCATAGACCACGCCAGACATCTGGCGGTAGTTAGCCCAGTTGACATCCAGCATCTCAATAGTGATAAATGGGAAGGTCTGGGCACGGAGCTCAACGTCAGGAGTAGCAAACCAAACGCCAACCGAGCGGTTGGAGTTCTTTTCATCGCTGACGGTGATGCCCTGAAGAACTGCCTTGAGGGCCTCATCTTCGCTGAGTAGGAAACTCACAGTAGACCCCCGTTATCGTCTAGGTAGCTGACTGCCATCTGAGCCAGTGAATCTTCTACAGCGCCCGAATTATTATTAAAGAACTTTCTGAACACCGACGCCGCAGGGGTAGAGATTGTGCCGTACTCCAGGTCCTCTACCTCTTTGGTAATTGACTCAGGGTAGGAAATACTAATGGCCGATTCGGTAACTACGACGCTGAGCTGAAGAACAATGTTGGCAGGCCAGTCTGCAGCGAGCGCGGCGGCGCGTAGAGCATCAGTCAGAGACTTTTCAATCTCTGCTGCGTTGGGGATTGTGCCTTTGCCAAAGCCGGTCATTTACCAGCCTTGCGCCCAGATGACTTACCCACAATAAAACTGATTGCCAGCCCTGCTAGTAGCGATGCGCCATTGGCTTTACCAGCCGCTGATTGCGCGAACCCGCGGATGAAGTCCGCCTCGGTAGGCTTAGAGACCTTACGGTCTTTGTCGTTATTCGACATTTCAGTCTCCAGTGGAGTAAGCAGGGTACAGCGCAAGGGTAGAGCAGCCTCCGCATGAGGCTAATACCAGAATAAAGAAAAACCCCCGCTATTTATGGCTAAACAGCGGGGGCTTGGGGGCTTTATTTACTTCTTGCCCATGACCTTCTTGGCGAGAGCCTTGTCCTTCTTCTCGTCCTCAGCCTTGGACATCTTCTTGTTCTTGTCCATCTTCTTGTCGCCCTTTTCAAAGGCGGCCTTCTGCTTAGGGGTCATGCTCTTCTCAAGCTTCTTGTCGGCCTTCTCGTCAGCCTTTGAGCCAGCCCAGGCCTTCTTGGTGTCTTTCTTAGTTGCCATTGTTTGGCTCCTTTTCCTTGTTCTTACCGCAGGTGCAGTTTCCGTTGCACATACCTTCTCCTAGTTGTCGAAGTCTTCTATTGCTTTTTTGATTACTGCTGAACGGGTGTTCAGGCGCTTATTTGCTGGG